AAACTATCTCAGGCAGAAGTCGCCAAGTATCTACTCAAATTAAAAGACTCACAGGAATCTTTCCTTGGCTTTGTACGTTTACAGTACCCAGATTGGGAGCTTGCAGACTTTCAGATAGAATTAATCAACACATTAGATAAATTAGAGAAGGGGATTCTTGGCAAGAACAATTTATTAATAACTATGCCACCACGTCACGCCAAATCTACCTTTGGCACAGTCCTATTTCCCTCATATTACATGGCTAAGAAACCAAACAGGTTTACAATGTCCTGTTCATACAACACACAACTGTCCACAGACTTTGGTAGACAGATACGTGGGGTGGTAGAGCAGAAAAATATGCAACAAGCTTTCAAAGACTTCCACTTATCAAAGGATAGCCGTGCCGCAGACGTATGGCGTACAGAAAGTGGTGGCGCATACTTCGCTGTAGGTATAGGTGGTACAACATCTGGACGTCCTGCCAACTTATTAATAGTCGATGACCCAATAAAATCTCGTGAAGAAGCAGAATCCATGACCCAACGCAACAAAACGTGGAACTACTACACATCAGCACTGGCTACACGTCTTCAACCAGAAAGTGATGGGACTCCTCCACGCCAGATAGTAATTTTAACACGTTGGCATGTGGACGACCTTGCAGGTCGCCTCATGCAGACCGAAGATTGGCAAGAAGGTAGATGGGAACACGTTAATTTTCCTGCAATAAAAGAAGTAACATCAGGTAAAATGAGCAGAAGAATGCTACCAGAAGACGACCCTAACTATCTAACTTCAGAACAGTATTCTAAAGTATCTCCTGCAAAAAGAAACATATCAACAACAAAACAAGAACCATTGTGGGGAGAAAGATTTCCGTTAGACGAACTCAAAAGACGTGAACGCCTCAACCCACGTGAGTTTGCAAGCCTATACCAACAGATGCCATACGTAGAAGGTGGTAACTTAATTAAAACAGAGTGGTGGCAAAAGTTTCCAGAAGGTCTAACCCCAGAAAACTTTACAACTCTAGTCATTGGCGTAGACACAGCTTTCAAAAAGACAGAGACAGCAGACTATTCAGCAGCAGTAGTGGCAGGCATGGACAGAAACGGAGACATGTACATAATAGAAATAGTCCGTGGCAAATATGATTTCCCAGAACTCAAGCAACGCCTCATACGCCTCAACAATAAGTGGAGAGGCAAAGGATTACGTGGCATATACATAGAAGACAAAGCATCTGGTCAGTCAATCATACAGGAACTCAAACGAGAGAGTGGCATATCAATCATTCCGTACAAAGTCGTACACGACAAAGTAGCAAGAGTGAATGCTATCCTTCCTCTTATAGAGGGAGGAAGAGTATACCTTCCACAGACAGCAGATTGGCTAGACTCATTCATAGACGAGACAGTTCAGTTCCCATCTTCCAACCATGACGACCAAGTAGACGCCATGACAATAGCACTCGACACATTATCCAGAACTCATGTAGGTTCTGAAGCATGGGAACTGCAAGGAAGCATGACATCGCTCAACGATGTTTCACGTGAAACATTAGGAAAGTCACTTATGGACACAGCATCAAAGCTAAAATCCAAATGGACAGGTTGGGGGTTGCCGTCTAACTAATAGGACGACAAATTAAAACTAAAAGGAGTATTCTTTCGAAATGGCTGAAAATACAAAAACATACGCAAGTGCAGACTACGTTCCTCCACATAACGAAGGCGTGATAGTTGACCTATCAGAATTTGCAGAACGTATTGTAGCATATGACGACATCTCTTCTGACCTAACCGAAGAACAGGAAAGAAAGATTGTAGACTACGTAAAGTCAATGACTGATATGTCCTACAACAAAATCAGAAACAGATACGACCATTGGAAAGAAGCAGACAGGGCGCATGACGTTTACGTAAAACCTAACACAACAGACTTCAGAGAAAAAGCAGTTATCGCAGACACTCGTGCAATAGCAGACACAGTACTAACATACCTCATGGCAGCACTGGGTGGACGTAACCCAATGTTCCAACTTGAAGGTCTAAACAGAAAGTCTCGACAAGCATCTCTCATACTAGAGCGTGTCCTTCACCAACAGATGAGACGTACAGCAGGCGAAGCACGTCTAGCACAAATGCTTCTCGACAGCATACGTTATGGATTTGCACCAACAAAGATAGTATGGAATGCAAAAGAAAATCAAAATCAAATAATAAACTTTGACCCACGCAGAGTATTTCCAGACCCACGTGTCAACTTTGGCGATTGGGAAAACATGCAGTTCGTAGTGTTTGCAGACTACGTATCATACAACTCAATACTCTACAGTGGCTTATACCCAAAGCTACGTAAGTTCCCAGAACTACGTAAAAAAATGTCACCACCAAGAAACGCATGGAACGCACATCACTGGCACAAGGAACAGGGCAGAGGACTTTCAATCGACCCTGCGACAGCCAACCAACGTGAGAGAAAAGACCATGCATACTTCACTCTTGGTGATGCACGTGTAATTGACGAAGCTTGGGTACGTCTATCTGGACATGAGATAGGAATACCAACAATAGACCAAATCTATCTGGTCATAACAATCCTAGACGAGAACGTAGTCATACGTTTCCAACTAAACCCATACGGCAGACAGATGCCTGTAGTCATTGGTGGTCTTTACCAAGACTCACACAAAACATATGGACAGTCTCTCTACGATTTAATTTTACCTATGCACGATATAGCAACCTACTTATTGCGTAGCCGTATCGACAACATATCAGCAGCCCTTAACAACCTTATATTCGTTGACCCTACACAAGTGTCTGTACCAGACCTTGTGGACAGAAATCCTTGGGGTGTCGTCCGAACTCTACCAGGCTCTAAGCCAGGTGATGGCGTATTCATAGCACAAGTTCCAGACGTAACACGTGGACACTTCAGCGATATAAGTGCAATGGCAGAACTCAAACAACGTGTATCAGCCGCATCTGATGCACAACAAGGCGTACCGACACCAGACGTGAGAACAGCAACAGAGATACAGCGTCTGACACAACTCGGCTCACAACGTCTTGGTGTACTGGCACGTGTGATGTCAGCAACAACAATGCGTCCTATGGTTCGTATGATGGTAGCCAATATACAGGACGCTCTCGCACTTTCTGGTTCTGTCAAGCTTGAAAAAGAAAACATGCCCTCACAATTAGAAGGCATGGTAGAAGATGGATACATGGACTTCGATGTATCTAAAGACCTTCAAGGGGACATTGACTATCTAGTAATAGACGGCACTCTTCCCCTTGAACCCACACGCAACGCAGAAACCTGGATGAACATGCTACAGATAATGAACCAGACAGGCTTAACAATGGAATACAATGCAGGACAAATTGCAGAAGAAGCCATACGTGCAATGGGTATAACAGACCTCGACAGGTTCAGAGTAAACCAAGAGCAACTTCAAAAACAAGGTCCGACACCATCACAGCAAATGCAAATTATGGAAAAGATGCGTGGTGCATCTGTCAAGTCTGGCGAAGACTTAAACAGAGAAGTAGAACGTGGCAACCTTGTTCCAATGAGAGGTAATCAACGTGGATAAAGAAGTTATAAATTTTGTAGAAGAAAAATTTAAACTCTTCAAAGAAGAAACACAGAAGCTTCTTGACGCCAATGCAGAACTAATTATCAACAACAAAAGCGAAATAGATGCTTCAATCGAGCAAGGAAAGCAGAGAGACAAGGCAATAGAAGTAGTAGAGGGAAAGATAATACAATACGTAAACGAGCGACAGGAAGTCTCTAAAAACGATTTTAAAGAAGAACTGACACCCATCATGGAAATGTTCAAGTCAATAGAAGCTACAATCGAAGAGTGCAAAACAAGAATACTTGAGATTGAAAGAGAACAAAGCAAAGTAACTACAGCAGAAAAATATTCACTTACAAAATCAAAACTGATAAGATTAATGAAAGATATGGGGTATTATAAGTAATGGCAGAGACAAGACCTACTGGCGAACAACTTCGATTTCTTTCTGCCAACACAGGCGAACACGTCCTCGACACCTACATGGAAGCAGCCGAAATAGGTGGACGTACATTATCAGACTTACTCGATGACTTATTTGACCCTGCTAACAGTGGTACATTCCGTTCAGAAAATTTTGAGTTTAGATACAACGCAACAACAAGCAACCTACAATTTAGAGCAGGCGTATTCTCAAACTCAAGTGCAAGCTTCGTAGATGTAACAAGTTTCTTCAGCGTAGAAGGAGCATTCAGTACATCAACATCTTACAACAACTTTGACCTTGTAACTGTAGCCAATAGTGACGTATATTTAGTACATGGTCTTTCATCAGCTTCAACCTTCGGCTCGGAATCTGCATTTATCAGTTCGTCAAACACGAAGAAGATTGTCGATGTATCAGGAGCGCAAGCCCAAGCCGCAATCGCAAGCGACCACAGAGCAGACGCAGCCAAGTACGCAGTCACAGCAGAAGACACCTCGTTCTCCCTAACCAGTACCAATGGTGGTACATCAGGTCTTTTCTCAGCACTTCATTACCAAGCAAAAGCAAGTGCTAACGCAACAACAGCAACCACTCAGGCAGGTCTGGCAAGCAACCATCGTGCAGACGCAGCCAAATACGCAGTAACTGCACACAACCAAACATTCAGTTTAACATCAACGAATGGTGGGACATCTGGTCTTTACTCTGCCCTACACTACGCAACAGAAGCATCTAACTCAGCATCATCAGCGTCAGGTCACAAAGATACAGCATCAAACCACGCAACTGCACCAACAACAACATTATCATCTGGTTCTGCAAAGGCATGGGCATTAGGTGGTGGTTCGTCTTTTACAATATCAACAGCTATATCAGGTTCTGATTTTTCATCTAAATATTATGCAAACCAATCAAACACTCATGCAACAACAGCATTAGGTCATGCTAACACAGCAAACACCCACAAAAATACAGCGTCTGACCATAAAGACGATGCAGGCAAATACGCAGTTACAGCACATAACACTACATTCACACTTACATCTACAAATGGTGGCACGTCTGGATTATATTCTGCATTGCATTACGCTACAGAAGCAGCCAACAGTGCAACAGCCGCACAAAATACAGCAAATGCAATAGGCAACCTTAATAGTTTATCAGACGTAACTATAAGTTCTATAGCCAACAATCAGTTTATTCAATACAACAACAGCTTATCTAAATTTGTAAATGTAACTAAATCTCCAATTATTACTTTAACTGGAGACGTAACTGGTACTGGAACATTAACAAATCTTGGTGACGTAAGTTTTGAAACTACAATAGCAGACGACAGTCACAATCATACAATATCTAACATTGACACTTTATCAACAGTACTTGCATCTAAATCTACAGAAAGTAAAACAGAAACACTCACCAACAAAACATTTGATGTCGAAGCTTCTGGCAACTCAATCTCAAATATTGACGTAGCAGATTTTAAATCTGGAGTATTGGATACAAACTTAAATAGCGTATCTGGAAGTGACGACACATTAGCTTCAGCCAAATCAATCGTAACACAACTTAATTTAAAAGCGACTGTTACTGCACTAAATTTAAAAGCTCCATTAGCTTCTCCATCATTAACAGGAACACCAACAGCACCAACTGCTGCATCTAATACAAACACAACACAAATAGCAACAACAGCATACGTACAGACAGAGCTATCAGACCTTGTTGACTCAGCACCAGGCACACTCAACACTCTTAATGAACTAGCCGCAGCTCTAGGTGATGACGCAAACTTCTCAACTACAGTTACCAACAGTATAGCAACAAAGATGCCGTTAGCAGGTGGTACATTTACTGGAGACGTAATTTTTGATAGCACTAATAGTTCAGCTTATGATTTAACTTGGGATAGCTCAGAAGGTAAATTAAGATTTAATGACAGTGCTAGAATAGAATTAGGTACTGATGGTGATGCATTTTTAAAAGCTAATCATGTAGGAACGTCATTTTATGCTGAATCAATGTTTCTTCTAATTACTAATACTAGAGAAGATGGGGATATAAAATTATCGAGTGATGATGGTTCTGGTGGTACAGCTACCTACATTCAATGTGATGGGGGTACAGGCGAAGTTAAATTAAATCATTATGGCAGTGAAAAGTTAGTAACTAAATCTACTGGATTAGATATTACTGGTGTATTGACTACAACTGGTAATATAGAACTAGGTCATGCTTCTGACACAACAATATCAAGAGCTTCAGCAGGAGTGGTAAATATAAATTCAAACGCAATTTTAACTACAGCAACAGGTTCAACGTCAGATGACGTAACAGCGTTAGCGATAGCATTGGGGTGATTTATGCCAAATACATTTAAGACAGTAACAAAGGCAGGAGTAACATCTGTCAAGACAATATACGAAGCAGGAAGCTCAGTAAATGCAACTGTAGTCCTTGGCTTGATGGTCTGCAACACAACGTCTTCTGGAATAACTATACAGGTAAAACTTATATCTAATACAACAGGCAGAGTACCATCAGCAACAACTACCAGTACAGAAAACACAAACGTCTTTCTTGTGAAAGACGGACCTGTACCTGTCGGAGGCACACAGGAATTTTTAGGGGGTAACAAAATTGTATTGGAAGACACAGACAGCATTACATTACTTGCGTCTGGCGCAGCAGATATAACACTTAGTATAATGGAGATAACAACATAATGCCATTCATAGGCGCACAACCTGCAACAACATTTGCTAAAGCAACATCACAAGTATTTACAAATGCTAACGGAAGTCTTGTAGATTTTACATTAAACAAACATGTATCTCAACCAGAAGACATTGAAGTATTTGTTTCAAACGTACAACAGCAACCAACAACATCATACACAATATTAAGTGATGGCGTTACGCTTCGCTTTAGCGAAGCTCCACCATCTGGAGACTTTTACGTAGTTTATCGTAATCTTGCACAGCAAACAGGCACAGATACAGGAGCATTTAGAAAAACTGGTGGAACTATTACTGGTCTTTTAACTACTACTGGTGATTTAACAGTAAGCAGAGCAGAAACAAATGGAACTGTTAGATTAAATTTATCAAATACTGGTTCTAATGGTTCTTCTGAGTATTCAGAAATTAAACTTTCTTCTACGGCAGGAACAGCAGCAACATCTATTTTTCAACATAGAAATAATTATGGATTAAATGTAGGAACAACTACTGACCACCCAGTTTATTTTCTTCAAAACAATGCTAATGCTATGGCTATTAATACTGATGGTAATGTTGGGATAGGTACTTCAAGTCCAGCATCACCTTTAGGAGCAAACTTTAAATCTTTAGATATTAACAGTGGAGTTTGGGGAGGAACTGTTAATTTTTCTGGTAATAGTGGTGGTTACATTGGTAACAGACACTCTGGTAATGGTGGGTTAGGATATTATGCAGCTTCAGGACAAGGACATGATTTTGCAGTAAATGGAACTGTAACTTCTGTTTTAAATATAGAATCAGATGGCGATGTAAATGTTAAAACTGGCAACCTTATTATAGGAACAAGTGGTAAGGGAATAGATTTTTCTGCACAAACTGGAGGACTTGCTGTTGCTAGTGGTGATGGAACTGAAAATCCAACTACAGAAAATGAAGTATTAAAACATTATGAACATGGTACGTTTAAACCAAAAATAGTTTCAAGTGGTGCTACATTTAATTATCAAGGAAGTGGTGACCAATATGGAAGTGGTCATTATACAAGAATAGGCGATATAGTTTTTATAGATATAAACATGGATAGTGATAGTGGAGTAAGTGGCACATTAACTAATTCTATACAAATTCAAAATCTGCCTTTTACTGGACATACTGGTACTTCTATGAATATACAATATTTTTATAGAAGAGTATCAGATTCTTCACACCCTCATGTAATGGCACAGCAATACAGTAATTATATAAGTTTTCTACAAAGCCCAGACAGTGGTCAATGGCGAAGTTTAACAGCAAATCAAATAAATTTTAGTGACCATAGAATGAAAATAAGTGGTTGTTATCATATAGGTTCAGTATAGGAGTAAAAATGGCACAAGGCGATTTAATAAAAGAAACAAAAGTAGATGTAATAGAAGTAATTGGAGATTGGTCTTTATCAATAAGAACAACTACAAAAGTAAAAGAAGAACAAGCAAATGGTTCTTATCAAATTATAAGTAGTTCACATGAAAGAAGTTCATTAGTTCCTTTTACATCAATGAGATTAGCAGACGAAAGTTGGAAACATGAACCAACAGATTTATCTAATGAAGAACCAAAAGTAAAAGCTGTTGCTGAGTCACTTTGGACAGATGAAATAAAAGAAGCATATAAAAAAGATATTGAAGAAGCATTGAAACTATAAGTAGGAATATATAAATGCCATTATCAAAAATAAGTACAAATCAAATTGCAGACGATGCTGTAACTGGTGTTAAAATAGAAAACAATCCAACCATTGCAGGTAATTTAACTGTAAGTGGTGGATTTATTCCTTCTGCAACCACTGCTGGAAAAAATATAATAATCAATGGTGCAATGAAAATACATCAAAGAGCAGCTACATTAACAAATATACCCAAAGCAGTTGATAGATTTCAATTAGTTAAAAATAATTTAGACACAGCTAATTTTAGTGAAAGACATTATATTGCTGGTGAAGCAGAAATAAGAGAGCTTGGTGGTGATAGCCTTGAGATAAAATGTACAACTGCCGATTCAAACATAGGTGCAGCTGAACTAATACATATTAGACATCAACTAGAAGCACAGTTTCTAAGACGATTGGCGTGGGGAACTTCTAATGCAAAAACAACTACATTATCATTTTATGTCTTTACAAATACTGTTGGAACATACGCAGTATGTTTTCAAACAGTAGACGGAACAGGAAGAAATATAAGTGCTACTTATACAGTAAATTCTGCAAATACTTGGGAAAGAAAAACAATAACTATTCCAGGTGACACTGGTGCAACAATGAATAGTGACAATGGTTTGGGATTAGAAATAAGTTGGATTTTAGCCGCTGGTTCAAACTACACAAGTTCAAATCCAAATGGTGCTTGGGCAAATAAATCAGATTCAAGATTTGCTTATGGTCATTCAACAAATGACATTGCCTTTGCAGTAAACAATTACTTTTATCTTACTGGAGTTCAATGGGAAGAGGGTGCTGTAGCAACACCTTTTGAACAAGAAAATAAAGATTTAACCTTACGCAAATGTCAACGATATTATTACAAAGGTAAAGGCGAAAATAATGTTATAGGAAAATTAATGGCTCCACATGGTAATTTAAACGATTTTAGTGGGTATTGTTATTTTCCAGTTGAAATGCAAAGGTCACCAACATTAACAATTACAGCACCACAATTAGGTTTAGGTGATGATATGGGTGGTATAAGTGTTTCAACTGCTGATACTATGGGTGTTCATTTTATAAGAACAGTAAATGATAGTAATGCTGCTAGAGCTGGATTAGAAGTAAGAGGAGAAGCAGATGCCGAACTACAGTAAAGCAAAATATTGTAAAGGAGAAGATAACAAAACAATCGTTGCTATAAAAGTAACAAAAGATAGTGTTGAATGTTTTGTTCCAGTAGACCCAGATAAATTTGATGATGATGGAAATAGAATTTATCAAGGAAATGCAGATTATGCTGAAATAAAACGACAAGTTGATGCAGGTGAATTAACAATAGAGGAAGCAGACTAATGCCATATATAGGTTCATCACCAAATTTTGGAGCAGTAGAAAGCCAAACAATTACTACTGCCAATGGTTCTACAGCCGCATTTACACTTAATCAATTTGTACCAGACAGCGACAGTATAATTGTAACAGTAGGTAACGTAGTCCAAGAACCTACAACTGCATATTCAGCAGTAGGCACTACAATAACATTTACAGAGAACATACCAAACGGAGACACAATCGTCATTCGTTATCTTGGCAGGTCAGTAGACGTACCAACAACATATACAAACATAAACAGATTTAAGTTTGTTGCAACAGGTGGTCAGAATACATTTCAAAACAATGACGCAAATGGATTAGAACTTAGTTACACAGCAGGTAACATAGACGTCTTTATGAATGGTGTACGTCTTGATGAGTCAGACTTTACTGCGTCTAACGGCACGTCTGTCGTCTTAGTAACAAACGCTAGTGCGTCAGACGAAATAATAATTATTGCTTACAAGTCTGTAGTTATTTCTAATGGATTAGACAAATCGTCTGGAGGCACAGTTTCTGGAACTACAGTTTTTAGTGGTCAAACTACATTTAGTGGTCAAGCTTATTTTAGTGGTGGCATATTTGGAGACGTATCGTTTGACGCAGGCACATTAAAAATAGATTCAGGAAACAATAGAGTAGGTGTCAATACAAATAGTCCTGCAACTTTATTACATGTAAATGGTAGTGGTACTGATTATATAGCTACATTTCAAAATACAACTTCTGCAACAGGGTATGGTGTTTTAATAAAAGAACCATTAAATGCAAGTGCTGGTTATCCTTTGTTAGCAATAACAGACGGACAAGCTAATACTGTAAGATTTAGGGTGGATAGTAGCACTGGTCATGTAGGTGTTAATAGAGCGCCAACTTCAAATGATACAGTTCATATTAATGATACAACACCTAGAATAAAACTTGAAGAAACATCTAGTGGTGGTTCAAAAATGCTTGTTTTGGGTGTTGAAACAGATGGAACACCTTTTATAGATGCACCACAATCTGGTGGAAACATAGAATTTAAATGTGTTGGTATACCAGCAATGCAAATAACAAGAACTGGCGATACAAATAATCCAGCAGAATTTAGAATAAAATGTGGCTCTGGCAGTTTGCATCAATGTATTACTGGAACAAATTGGGGTTACTCAACTGGTTATGAAGCATTTATGTTGGGTAGAGATGATACTGCATCTGAAGGAACTTTTAGTTTTGGTTATAATCCAAGAGTAAATCCAAATGGTGGATTTACTGGTGATGGTAGAGAAGTAATATTTCGTAGAGGTATGAGATTTTATACACCAAATGCTGCTAATACTGGTTTCTTTAATCAATTTACACTGACTGATGGAGTAGCTTCTGGTGATTTTAATGATACTTCTGATGAAAAATTAAAACAAAATATTAAAGATGTATCTGAAGGTATATCCATTATTAAAAAATTAAGACCAGTTATTTTTGATTGGAAAGATACTGATAAAGGAAATGGTCTTGGTGGTTTTATAGCACAAGAAGTTCAAAAGATTTTACCTAATGACGTAATGGGTGAAGAGTATGTTGCACCAGATAAAGAAAAAGATATTGAAGGTACAGATGGTTTTTCAATAAATACCACAAGCATAGTTGCTCACCTTACAAAAGCACTTCAAGAAGCAATAGCAAAAATAGAAACATTAGAAACTAAAGTTAAAGCACTGGAGGAAGCATGAGCAGAGCAAGAAACCTAGCAGACTTATTACAGGGAGGCACAGTCGTCCCTAGTGCTAAAGTTGACTCTTCATTACAAAATGATTTTAATCTTATCCATACAATAGATGCTTCAAGTCAAGCTGCCGTAACTTTTACATCAAGTCATATTACAGATACATATATGGATTACAAAGTTGTTATAAGGAATTACGCACCTGCAACAAATGGACAGGCTCTTACTGTTTTTCCATCAGATGATAATGGTTCAACTTACGACATACTTATTGAACAACATATGCAGTATCACGACTTTAAATCAAATGCTTCTGGAATTGCTGGTACAGTAGGTAACAGTTCAGCTAAAATTAATATAGGTACTGGAACAGAAAGTACTGCAAATAAAGGTCTTAATGCAGACGTATATTTTATTGGGTTAAGAAACACTACTGGTTATAAGGCAATGTATTATAATTGTATTGGAGTACACGACCTTGATGGTGGTCATAATACTGGTAATGATTATTGGTGGAATGGTGCTTCAAAAATTGTGGGGTCATCAAACTCAGATAGAACAGCAATAAATAATTTAAAGTTTGCAGCTATTAGTGGTAATGTTGCTCAAGGTAAATTTAGTTTATATGGGATAAAATCATAATGGCACTATCTAAAATAACAAACGCATCAATAGGTGAAGCCATATCTTCAGCTAAAATGCCTACTGGTTCTATTATTCAAGTTGTAACAAATAATACTGCTACACAAGTTGCAAATACTACTAATCATGGTAGTGCAGATTTAATGTCAGTAACAATTACACCGACTTCTGCATCTAATAAAGTAATGATAATGATAACTGGATTTTTTGGTCAAGGTAATCCTAATGGTGCTATACAATTAGTAAGAGGAAGTACAAGTATAGCCGAAGGTACTGGGTCATTTGGTGGTGCTAGTGGCTATCTTTCATATGATGATATGGGTGGTAGTCAATATACTATGGAAAGTCATGCTTTTCATTTTATTGATACACCAAATACAACTTCAGCTACAACTTATTTAGTTAGAACAAGTAGTCATACAACTTGTTATTTTAATAGAAGCAGACAAGACAGTAGTGGTCGTTCAAGTTCAACAATTACTGCAATGGAAATACAAGGATAAACTATAATGCCAAGACTTAAAACAACAATAAAGCCAGAAATGGCTGTTCAAATGAATCTGGAAGCACATGAACGTGAGTGTGCTGTTAGATACCAAGCCGTTCAAGATAAACTTGATAGCCTTGATAAACGTATGTGGCGACTTGAAGGTATGCAAGCTGTCACAACTTTATCTATTCTTGGACTTGTAATTTCAATCGTTTTAACTTAGGAGTATATCATGGGTATGCAATTAGATACTAAAAAAGTAATAACAAGACCTGTACCTAGCAAGGTAAAAGCTTTTAGGGCAGGCAAGCCTATCATCAGAAAAAGCAAGAAGATGGGTAAACGTCAGGGAAAATAGTTGACACCAAAGCAAAAGTTACAAAATCTTTCAAAGTTATTAGAATCTAATAGTTGGAAGTTAATAGTAGAAATCATGGAAGAAGAAATAGTAACGTCTGCCATGAGTATCGCTGAAAGTCCTAAGATGGATTTGGAAGAAATTAACTTTAGACGAGGTGCAATATGGGCAGGAAAACAGTTACTCGAAATGCCCAATCGTTTAAAAATACGCTATGAGAATGAAATTGCGTTAGAAAAGGTAGACGAAAACAAAAAAAAGAGTAATATAGATATAACTGAAACAGATGTAACAGGTTATCAAAAGTACAAAACTTAATCTTCGCTACGGCTAAGAAAGGAAAAAACAAAATGGCTATACAAAAGCAAGACCCTCAAATGGCAGCAGACGCAATTAGTAGAATTGCTTCAAACCAGTTGGGCGTTCCAACGCAACAGGCGCAAACACAACAACCTGCTCCTCCTGCAACACAACAACAAGCACCAAAACCAAAAGATACTGCCACCGAGCAAGCTGCTTCTAAAGGTTCGCCTGATACTGAAGGAGATAAGATGGTCGCAGAAGCTGTAGTCTACGAAATAGACTTTGGTGAAACAGACAAAGAAGGCAACAAGAAAAAAAGAGAACTTACGCCTAATCAAATTAAATCTACATTCGAAAGGTATTCGGCACTCAACCATAAGAATGCAGTATATAAACCAATTACAGACGTAATTGACCAATACATGAGAGCCAATCCTGGTGTATCAACCAAACAAATAGCAGAACAACTGGCAAATATTTCAAAAGCAGGAGAGTCAAATCCTACAATGGGTAACACTCAAGGCGACAAGCCAGGCGTTTATGAGAAAGACACAGCATTAAAATCAGGCGATATGGAAGCGTCTCTCAAGAAATGGGAAGAAGACAACGCTGTTACATTACCACCTGGTTTTAGAGACATGATGAATATGTCTGCACAGGGAAACAGTAATGTTGGTGCTATGCAACAAGAACTTGCAATGATGAAAAACATGCTACGTCAGGTCGTAGCACAAAGTGCAGGTATGGCAGACGCAGCGAAAGCAGGTTTCCAAACTGGTGAGAATGCACAAATAACAGCAGCAAAACAAACAATCGCAAATAATTTAGACAGAGTTCAACAAGCTTTAGGTCTGGCAGACGGAGACGCACAAGAGTTTCAGATGTTTGCAGCAGAACGTGGATATACAATGGAAGACTTTGCAGACCCACAGCTTACAATCAAAGTAATGACAGATTACAAAAACAACAAGTCATCGCCAGAGATGGCTAGACTTAGAGAAATCATGGGCAAAAGACAAGCGTTTACTGGTAGCGTAGGTCAAACTGCTAATGCAGGAGACATGGCAAGCCCACAAGGAGATGCTCCTAACACCTTTGATAGATTTACAAATCAAGTAATGTCTAAGAAAGGATATAGTTAGAAAGCATAAAAGCACCCCTAGCAATACACTAATATTTCCTCTTGAACTAGACCCTCTTTTTAGAGGGTCTTTTTTTTATAAGGGTAGACAGACGCATAATAATTATATAATAATAAATTATCTCGCTACGGCTAGATATGAGATTAACGATGGCATTTCCGTGAAACTCGCTTAAAATTTTTAATTTGTTTTTTAAGGAGAAACTAAAATGGCCCCTATTCAAGGCATGAGAGGGACAGGTGAGTTCAGTTCGGACTTCCGTCCTAAAAACTACAGAGAGTTATTTACTCTCTTAGAACCAAATGGTAACGCACCATTAAACGCTATGTTAGCAATGGGTTCATCAGAGCCAACAGACGACCCTGAGTACAAGAACTTCAGAGACGAGTTGCCTGACAGAACTATGACTGTTAATGGAGCAGTAAACTCAACGTCTACAGCATCAATAACAATAGATGCAGCAGACGACAATAAGTTTGCAATTAAAGGTGCAATCGTTATTAACCAAACTACTGGTGAAGTTATGCAGGCAACTGCTGACACAACAGGTACAACCCTTGCAGTTACTCGTAACATTGGTGGTACTTCACATCAAATTGCAGATAATGCTGTACTGTTTGTGGCAGGATATGCCGCAGCTGAAGGTGCAACATCACCAACAGCAATCACATTTGATGCTACAGTAACCAACAACTTCACTCAGATTTTTAGAACTGCTTTCCAAGTATCTAATACTTTAGCAAGCACCTATCTAAGAACTGGTGATAAGATGGACGAAGCAATGACTAAGGCATTAAAATTACATATGTCTGACATTGAAAGAGCTATGTTCTTCGGCAACAAGCACGAAGCAAGTGGTTCAAGTGCAAGTCCAACTAGATATACTGGTGGTTTAACTAACTCACTAACTAACGTGGTAGACTTGGCAACAAGTAGCGGCACTTATGGTGGTAGTTCTGCAAACAATATGACTGAAGAAGGCTTAGATAAGCTTTTGATTTCTACTGTATTTAAGTATGGTTCAAAGCAAAAGATAGCTTTTGTCGGTGAAACATGTGCAGCTTTACTACAAAAAATAGGTAAAGCACGTTGGCAACCAACAGCGATAGAAGGTAGCTATGGCATCAACCTAACACAATACAGCACTTTCGCAGGTGACTTGATGGTACACTTACACCCACAGTTCCGTCAGTTAGCTCATATGAAAACTGCAATGGTTATTGTTGATTTCCCATATCTTGTTTATCGTTACCTAGAAGGTCGTGATACCCAACTCTTAGAGAATCGACAAGCAGTAGATGCCGATTCACAAAAGAGTGAATATTTAACTGAGTGTGGATTAGAACTCTTACAAGATAAAGTTCATGCTTATGTTAAGAACTGGGCAGGCACAGCCTAATAGGAGATTGATATTCCTACGATGTAAAAAGGGAGCATTTTATGTTCCCTTTTTATGTTTTTTTAGGGTATAATCATACACAAAGGTATAAAACAACCCACCTGGCGAGCTTTATACGAAGAAAAATTTGGAGAGATAAATGGCGAAAGCAAAAAAAGTAAGAGCTAGAAACGAAGACGGCACACTTAAAGCAGATGACCCAAGTACCCCAGATGTAAACGAAGCATGGGAGCAACCAAAGACTTCATCTTCATATGTTATATATGAAAGCAGAGAAAAAGAACCTTATATGTTTGAATGTGCAGATATTAGAAGCACAAGAAATGAAAGTTCTGGACGTTGCGAATGGAAAGTAGAAGCTTCAGATACACAAAGATTTGAAAAACACCACTTCTTTTTAAATGGCAGAATAAAACGAAAGGCATAACATATGACATATTACCTACCAGACGGAAGAGTATGGACAGGCGACACACATACTATGACAGACGGAAGTGTTATGTCAGGAGCAACGCATACTTCCGAAAGCAAGAAACTTGTTACAGAGAAAAGTAATGCTAACCCCCATATAAAATCTGGCTATTCACCTTTGAGAACTTTATGCATGTCTGCACTAAGAAGATATGGTGAGTTTTCACCAGGCACTGTAGACGGAGACGTCCTTCTAATGTTTATAGAATTTGCAAACATGGTTATAGACGATATAAGAATGCACCCTTACGCACCTACTAAAAATGACACAGACAGTGCTGGCACAAATATTGTTGTACCAGTAACTTTTGATTACTATGAAGGTCTTGATGATGTTAGAGAAATAGATGATGTAATCATTGTACAAGGCATTCTTTACCATTATGCAATGCAACAAGGTAGTGAAAAGCTACAGTTTTATATGCCTATGTATCATAGAACTTTAAACCAACAGTTGTGGAGACGTCTAAACGGATACACAATTAGGTATAAAGAGAAGGAAGATTATGATAGGTCAGAGCCTTATGCTAATCTTGAACTACTTAATAGGAATACAAGTAGCAGTACAAGCACGTCTTATACTGGCAGTTCCAGTTAGAGGTTAGATGACAAGCCCTGTTAAATCGCCAGGTGGAGTAAAGATTAAAACTTTCCCATATGAAGACTTCCAAGGTTTGGATACGTCTCGTGACATTACGTCTCTTGATACAGGCAAACAACAACATCTTGCAAAACTAAACAATGCTACATGTGATTGGCGAGGACAGATAGTAAGAGAGCCGTCTGCCAAATTAAGAAAAGGCACAACAGTCGTCAATCACGTTAGATATTTTAATTCAACACAGACAGTATTTGTAGAAGAAACAGGTTCTGGCATTTCGTTTAGGTCTGAAAGTGACCACGTTTTAGAAGACGTACACCCTAAAACAGCTATCGTATCAAGTACAGTATTCAATCAAAAGGTTCAGTTTGCTTGCAGAGAACGACCTATGTACATGTATGACGGCACAATATTTAAAAGAAATCAATCAAGAGCAATCAACGAATTAAAGCCTGCATTCTGCACATCTATACAAAGACGTCTGGTAGTAGCAGGTATTAATGGTAAAGAAACACAAGTTCATTTTTCTCGTGTAGACCAAGACGAAATCTTTCCAGACGATGAAGAGGCAACAAGTACAAACGTCTTACGTGCAGGATTTGTAGATATAGCAAACCTACTAGGTACAGCAGACAAGATAACAGGTCTTGGAACATTCGAACAAAACAGACTTGTAGTGTTTACAAGTGACAAAGCCATCATTTATAAGATAGACCCTAGCATTAGCAACTGGTTACTAGACGACAATGCTTACGTAAACATTGGCTGTATAAGTCACAACACCATACAAAACGCAGGAACAGACTTATTATTCTGTTCACGTTCTGGAATACACTCAGTTAAAAGGTCAGAAGACAACGGACTTCTTGTTTACTCATACAGTCTTTCAGATAAAGTAGATATATTATACAGAGAACTGTTTGCTTCTTGTCCAGACCCAGAAAAGATAAGTGCCGTCTTTGACCAAGACTCAGCACAATACCATGTATTTTTCCCACAGTCTGGTGATTTTTTATGTAAAAGACTTACATTATCTATGAACCCAGAAGGTGGACAGCCTCAACCTAAGTACAGTCAAGGCGATTTCTTAAATGCTAGATGTGGCGACTTCCTAAATGGTAAGCTTATCCTTGGAACTACAGGTGGTATATATGAAATTTTACAGCCAGAAGAAATAGATAAAGACGCTGTAACTCCTTCATTGGCTATAACTACACCACTACTTTGGCATGGAAGTTTAGAAGAAACAAAAGAAACACACAGCATAGTTATACAAGCATCTGGCAAAGGCATAATTAATTTAGATGCACAAGATTTATATGGGCGTACAATAGGTTCATTAGTTATAGAGGTTGATGACACATCGGACGACAACTACTTCCAAGATGTGCCATTATCACGTCAATATGAAAGAAGTTGGAAACATAGATATAAAGCTGCACAGTATCGTATTACAACAACTGGTGGCGCAGGATTATTAAGAGTTATAGGATTTGCAGTAACTGTGAGGACATAAAATGGTAAGATTAAGACAACAATATCCACAAAATTATGGTTCAAGTGGCAACATAAATACCGAGTTTGAAAATCTTACTCGATATTTAAACTCAGCCGAACTTGGAGATAATACTATTGGCGAACTATTAGCCAAGATTTTTGATACGGCAGGCAACTGGACAGGTCCTGTAGAAATGAGATTAGACTCAAGTGCAGGTCTACAATACAGAGTTGGCTCATATACAGACAACAATACTGGGTGGCTAACACTTGCTACATTGGCAAGTATAAAAGGTGCAGACGGCTCAACAGCAGGTACTGTTGGCGCACCTATTTTTCACTCAAGACAAGATACAGTAACAGCAAACAATTCAACAACAGTCATTGATTACTCTCATAACAGTACAGACGAACTTGTTGTATATGTTAATGGTGTTTTAAAAAGGTCTGGTGGTTCTTTTGATTATACGTCAAGCCCAACTGCTGGCACAGGCAGTGCAGGAGCAGTGACATTTAATTCTGCATTAGCCAACGCAGCAACTGTAAGTATATATAAAGTTCGTTCAACAGCGATAACAGGATTTACAAGGTCAGATACTGTAACAACTGGCGCACAGAATGTTTTTAACTTTACACATACAGAAGACCAAACTCTTCAAGTTTATAAAAATGGTATACTGCAAAGAGAAGGTGGGTCAAACGACTATACAACACAGCCTGATAACAACACAGTAACCTTTGGTTCTTCAATAGCAAGTGGCAATACTGTAACTATTATCACAGTTCAGAACACAGCAGAAAATGCTGTAACAGGACTTCTTATGGAAGCAACATATGCTGACACAGCAACTGGTCTTTTAAGATTTGACAAGATAGGAATAGCTGATGGTGCTATAGCACAAGCTAAAGTAACAGGTTTATCAACAGGCTTAGCGGCAAAAGCAAAGCTGACAGTCGCAAGTTCTACACCATCAAGTCCTGCAACTGGCGATTTATTTCTTGATACATCACAGACACCTAACGTATTAAAGTTTTATGATGGAACTCAGTTTCTTCAAACATCTCCAGAAAGTTCTTTACCTACATTTGCAACAGCAGACGCAGGAAAGTTTGTTAAAGTAAATGGAACAGGAACAGCATTACAGTACGGCACGATTGATTTATCAAGCGTTATTGCTGTAACTCAAAAGGGGGCAGCGAATGGTGTTGCTACTCTCGACAGTACTGGACGTCTGCCCTCAACCCAATTACCTGCATCACTGTCAACAACAAGTTTTTATCACGCTATAACAACTCCTTCTAATTCAACAGTGGTAGTAAAAAGAATATTTAAAGAAAAGATACAGATAAATGGCTTAAATGTATTTCTTGCTTCTGGCACATTGTCTTTACAATTAGCTGTCAATGGCGTTGGTCAAGGTTCTACATACAGTGTAACATCAACCCCTCAAGACATAACTTTATCTACAGCTATAGAAGTAGACGCAACGTCAGCAAGTAAATCAATAGGTTTTATTGTAACAAACAATTCTAGTGGCAATGGTCTTCAAGTAACAATAGCTGCAAGTGTGGTATCTACTTAATGATAATGATGATAACAGACGAAAATAAAAGAATATCAAATTGGGCTAGTAAATTTTTAGATGAAGTTACATGGCATAATCCCCAATGTTTTGGTTTTCAAGAAAATGGAAATCTTATTGGTGCTGTTATTTTTACCAATTATTCTAAGAATGATATTCAAGTAAATGTAGTTTCAACTAATCCAAGATGGTGGCAGAAGCGTTTTATATCTCATTTGTTTGATTATGTATGGGATACTTGTGGCTGTAACAGAGTATCAAGCATAGTTAAGAAATCAAATGAAAAAGCACATAAGCTCAATAAGACTATGGGTTTTAAACAAGAAGGAATAGCCAGACAATTTTTTGAAAATAAAAATGGTCAATATGAAGATGGTATTATTTATGGTCTTTTAAGAGACGAAGACACACCAAAATGGTATAAAGACAGGAGAACTATAAATGGGTAAAGGTAATAAAAATCCTCCACCACCAGATTATTCTAAAGAAAAAGGCGAGATAGCTAAAGAAACAGCAAAAGACTATCAAGATAAAGCAGACGCCTATAACGAAGCAGTTAAAAAGTATAATGAGTCTTTATCTGGATTTTCTACAAACTTAGGAGATATGAGGTCAAATCTTGCTAACACAAGTTTTGTAGATTTTTTTGACGACCCTACTACATCTGTTAATGAAAATTTGTACAATCAGTATAAAACAAATTTAACAGGTTATCAAACTGGATTAGGTCAGCTTGGTCTATTCGATACAGACAAACCAATATTTGATAAAACAATAGACACAGAGTATGGCACAGTAACAATTAATGACATACCAACATTAGATAAAGTAAATACAAATCTTTACAATCAGCTAGTTGGCTCTGCATCAAATCAATTAAGTCAACTTGGCACTATGAAATCTCAAAGAGACGCAGAAGAAAAACGTATTCAAGATTTTAGAAACCAATTATTAGGAGACTTGTCACTAGGAAGTACAGGATTAAACCAACTAGGCATTGCAGACGAAAGAGGAATGAACCAGTTAGAAAGAGAGCTTGCACAACTTGAAGCAAGAAAAACTGGATTTAGTTCATCTATCTTAGACCAAATGCTACCAGGTGGTTTTGGAACTTTTGATTCTCAAAAAGGAATTTTAACAACAGGTCTTCAAGATTTAAGAGACAAAAGACAAGCAGAACTTGATAGAATATCTGACTTTGAATCAGGTATACTTACTAATGTAGATGACTATTCAACTCGTTTAGGCAACATAGGTATAGCAGACGCTGACAAGATACAGGCACTGCAAGACGAAATATCAGACTTACAAAAAAAATCTGGTAGATTTTCTAGTGAACTAGGCTTCGACTTTGGCGATGAGCTTGCAGAACTTACTGGTGTATCAAGAGATGTAAACAGGCTATCTGATAAACGAGATGCTGAGTTACAAAGAATATCAGACTTTGAAACAAACCTTCTTGATACAGCAAGAGGCATCGAATCAGCAGCAGAAACTGGTAGCATTTACAACGCAAACAATCTTGATGCGATTGCAGACGCTATAAGAGATTTAAAAACAGACAGAGCAGGATTTACTTCTGAGCTTGATTTTGATTTTAGTAATGTAGATGACCCACTAAACCAAGGTGAAACTGCATTGGCAAACTTACAAGCAGAAAGAAAGACGGCACTAGACGACATACTATCTAATGTAGAAGGTTTCGGACCTGCGTTAGAAGGTCTTGAACTGTCAGACGAAGCAGGCATCAGAGACGTTCAGTCAAATCTTAGAGAACAAAGAGGTGCTTTATCAGAGTTTACAGGTGGTAGAGTAGACGACATCAAAGCACAAATTGCTTTAGGTCTTACAAGTGTTGACGAAAAACTTACAGAGCTAAGTGACAAAAGAAATGAAATAGAAACTCAAGCACAGGCTCTAAGAGATAAAATACTTAACGCTCAGTATTATGGCACAGCAGATTTAGCAGACCCTAATGCAGAGTTAACAGCCATGCAAGACCAAGTAGACTTATTTAATGCAGAGCAAGCATTAGATGAAATAGATGCAATTAGCCAAGAATTAGATTCTCAGCAATTCAGATTAGAACAAGATGAAAGAAACGTGGAGCTTAGAAAACAAAAGGAGAGAGACGACATATTATCCATGATGGAAGGTGGTGTAGCGCAGTTCCCAGAATTTGCATTACAAGACCCAGTTGCTTTGCAGACTTATTTAGCAATGTTAAATGATGAAGATGAGTTTACAAATACTGGAGTACCTGCATCATCAGCGTTTAGTCAAAATATTATAAGGGCATAAATTATGGGCTTCGGTTTACAACTAATAGGTTTGGGCATGTCAGGCATCGGAATGATGCAACAAAACAAACGTGCCAAAGAAGCACAACAGCTTCAAGAGTACATGTTTCGAGAACAGATGGGATTACAAAGAGCCAACCTTGGGTTGGCTCAAGATGCATTCCGTCAAAGCATGGAAGAGAATGCTTACCTCAGACAAATAGAACAAATGAACAGACTTATGGCTCAAGAGGAACGACAGTTTCAATTAGACGAGCTAGAGAGAAACAAACAAATACTTCTTGAAGAAAGACGAGAACAAATAGAAAGACAGATAAAAGAAGACAGAGAAGCAGCCAAGCTTGCCGCTTTTAGAATGGAAAGACTTCTTAAAAACGAAGCGTTATCAGAATCAGAAAGAGCGTTTGCAATACAACAGTTAAAAGAAGCACAGCGTATAGCACAGGGAGAAGCAGACGAAGACAAGAGAAGATTTTTAGAAGCGCAGGAACTAAGAAAGATAGAGCGTGATTTTCAGATGCAAGAATACCAAGAAGCTAAAGCTATGGCTGAAGGTGAAAAAGCAGAGCAAATGGCTTTCCGTGACAGAATAATGAACAACATAGATGGTCTAAGAACTGCTCTAAGCGAAACTGCAGCGAAGCTTGGAGACGTCCCAGAAGTACAAAGAATAACTCAAGGCGATTTAAACGCAGAGACAGCTAGACGAACAAAGGCATATCAAAGCGACATAGACAGAGCAGCCGAAGCAGTTGCGTCTGTTAATGAAGCAGACCTTATAAGAGGTGGAGTAGATGTAAGTTCTACAGCAACTGATGCTCGTGGCGAAATAGCAAGAAGACTTGCAGACGAATATCAAAGTGCAAGAATGAGAGCAGGAGATGATGCACTGGCATACATAACTGGTCAGAACCAAGCACTCAACGCAAACTTAGATTCTGTGCTTAGAAGACGTGGTGCAATATTAGACGAGACTGCAAGAATAGGTGGTGCAGGTATTAATGAGATGATGAACATGAGAGACATGCCATCAAGTCTTGGCATTTATAATATGGCAAGCTCTTTACCTTCTGGCGTCTACGATAGAAACGTATTATCAGCAGGAAGCTATCAGTCTCCTATAAATGTAAGCTCTGCTATTTACGGAGGCATGAACCCTATATCAAGCATAGCACAATACAGAAATTTACCAACTTTATCAACAAACCAAGGAATGAATATTAAGTCTGCTATTACTGGTGCGACACCGATTGTAACACCAAACGCAAGTACTTACATGGGCAACGCATTGAATGTTGGTCAAAACTTATTAAGTAGCGCAACAACTGGTTATACAAACGCTATGACAAACTTAGCAAATGCAAGTTCTGGTTTTGGTATGGACTTACAAAAATTAGGTGCTGATTCTTACTATAGAACAGGCAAAGATGGTGATTACCTTGGAAAAGGTTTTGATGATTTTATATACAGTGGATTGGATAAGGCAGGTCAATTTTTTGGTGACTTGTTTAGAAGGGGTTAATATATGGTAGACTTTAGTGCAATGGCAGGTGGCTTCCGTAAATCTATGGAAGACGACAGAGCAACAAGAAAAGACATAGCAGATACTTTTGCACAGTTTAGGAAAGACAACCCTTTTGCTACGTTACAAGACATGCAAGACCAGATAAACATATTAAGTGGTGGCAGAAACTTTTTAAAGGCAGGACTTCCGTCTACAGAAGTTCTTGGTAGAATTGCACAATCAAATTTAGATGCAAAGAAACAAAAAGACCTTGAAACAAATTTTAGTAATTATAGTAAAAGAGCAGAAATTCAAGAAGACTTGCGTAAAAAAGCAATGAATTTTTTAACACAAAAAATGCAATCGCAACAATTTTTAGGTGCATCAAAAGAATTACAAGGTAGTTTTTTAAATGGTTTAGAAAATGAATTTTTAAACAATCTAAAAGAAAATCTAGGAACAGACTTAGACATGGATATGACAAAAACTATTGCAAATGTTTTTTCAATAGAAAATGCAACTAAGGCAAGAGACGATATATTTACAAAAAATATGCCAGAAGTTCAGTCTTTAATTCTTGATAAATTAAAAGCAAAAAGAAACTTAGGTGAAGAACTAAAATTATCTGACAATGAAGTAGCTTTAATAAGCAATCAAACTTTTATTCCTAAATGGAAAATAAAAGAAACTTTTGAAACAGTTAATGCTGATTATAATATGAAAATGATAGAAGAGTCAGACTCATTTTTATCTAATCAGTCACAGATTGTAAATGACTTCATGCAAAAATACCAACAAGATTGGATTTCTGGAACAAAGACAGGCGAACAAATAAAAAAAGAAGCAAAAGATTATTTAGTACAACAGGCAAAAGACAGAAAATTACCTTTGAGTGACGATAAGATAGCTATATTAGTAGAGGGCAATTACAGCAAGCTACTTTCTGTTTGGGAATCAGAAAGCAAAGAAAAAAAGAAAAGAGATAAAAATGAGTTACAAACTATAGCAAACGCTATAAAAGCTCAAGTCCTTACTAATATACAAACTGAAGGTACTGTTGCTTACAAAGCTTTTAAACAAGCTGGCGAAGCAGGATTAGTAAAACTTGCAGAAGAAATTCTAGCAAGACAATATGATGACGATTATTTAAACGAAGTATTTGGCGAAGGAACATCAGAAAGATATAAAGGTCAAATATTAGCAGAAATTAAGACAGTGCTAGGTGAAACAATAGGTGCTATGGCTGAAAACCAACAAAATAATTATGCACAGTTTGAAGCAAAACAATCACAGTCTGTGATTAACAAAATTGCAGAAGAAAAGAAAACCAGTAAAGCATTACCAAACGCATATTTTGGTGAAAAAATGGGTAAGTACATCAATACAAAGATGGAAGATGGTACTTTAGCAGGTGGCAATATGGTGCTTGCAATAGAAAACATGGCTGATACTTATTATATGGACAGAACTACTATGAATGTTCTTGCACAAGCAATAAAAGCATACACTCCTCAGAATGTTCCACCGAGTGTTGCTGAACTTGAATCATATTTTACAAGTGTTTTAGGAACTAATTTAATTAGATGGGACCAAAGAACTAAAGCTGTTGAAAATTCTCTTATAGGAAGCATACCTAAAATTCAAAAATATAGTGAATGGGAAAATGGCTTTAGTCAATCTTTTGATTTTGCATTTGACTCTATAACAAATAACATTTCAGAACTTGAAAACATAATTAACAACAATCAAGTAGATGAAACCACTCTTGCAAAACTAAACGCAATAAATAATCAAATAAACCAAACTCAATCAGAGATTACAAATGCTATAAATACAGCAGGGAAAAATCAAACAATTTGGGTAAAAGACGGACAGCCAGATATTTGGGATTGGAACAAGGCTAATGCACTTGGTCAAAGTTTATATGATAAAATGGCAATATTAAGAGAGCAAGTTAAAGAGTTAAAAGGCAATCCTAATGTTACTAACTTTAGCCCATTACCTCAGAACACTGTACAGTTTGATAATACAGTACAATCTATTATAGATAAAATAGGAAATAACCAAGGCTTCTCAGCAGACAATGCTAAAGCAGAAGTAGTAAAATTAATAAATGATAGAGCGCAAAGTTTTTATAAAACACTTAAAGAACAAGGCTATACATCTCATACAAACTACTATCCTGTCTTTGGATTTGGATTAGGTGGAGGTATGAGTGGAGGAGATGCAGGTGGTTATCAGGGTTTTATAAATCCAAATATAGATATTAATATATTAGGGCAGATAGATGAATATTTAAAAGATAAAAATAACCTTATAAGACTTGCTCAAGATGAAAGAAACATGAAAGAATTTTTAGATAACCCTGTTAAATTTATGGAAAAGGATATAGGAAGTATACCAAGTATATTGGATTCAAAATTATTAAACCCTTAATAAAATATTAAACCCATAACGGATACTGGAGTACCAAATGGCAGAAAAATTTTTTAATCAACCTTATTTTAACAACATAGATTTTAGTCTTGATAATGTTACAGTTTCAACTGAACAATCAGACTATACTTCAAATATAAATCCACAGAAGATACTTAAAGACCCACGCTTTCTTCAAGACCTTAGAGATTACTACGAAGAAAAAGAAGGCAGACCTATACATTGGACAGACGATGTTCTTATAGATGCCTTCTATGGCGACTCAACTTGGAGAGAACTTAATACAGTTTCTGCTATAGGTGGTGCATTTGAACCTTGGGGAATGGGGACTGAATCCAGAGAACGTGCAAAGAGGATTGAGTCCGTCTGGAAACAACTACCTATGTTCTGGCAGGAAGGTGGTAGAGGGGCTGCGACAGCACTCCCAGATATTGCAGGCGCATTAGTAGCAGACCCTCTCAACCTAATACCAGTAGGAGCCGCATATAATACAGCAAAAGGCGCATTTATCGGTGGCAAAACTGCATTAGGAGCAGTTGCACGTGGTACAGGAAAAGCCGCACTTTATGAAGGTGGTATATCAGGCGCACAAGAAGGTATCGTAAATGCGTCCCAACAGGCAAGAGATATACAACTTGGTCTAAGAGACGAATTTAGTAAAGGCGAGCTTGGATTGGCTACAGGATTAGGAGCTACAATAGGTGGTGTAGCAGGTGGAGCATTAGGTATTCCGTCTGCATTGGCAGGATTAGGTGCTGGCAGAAACGTAGTCAGTGACTTAATGGCTAAAGGATTAACAAGAGAACAGATAGCCGCTTTACCAGAAGAATCATTAAAAGGATACCAAGAAGTATCTGGCATACTAGGCGCACCACAACAGGCAGACGAAGTTGTTACAGAAACAGCAGAAGAAACAGTACCAACTCCGATAACTATTGACCAACTGATTCAAAGACAACAAGAAAAAATTAAAAACATTAAATCAAGTGGTGCAGAAGCTGACGAAGAAGAAACATTCTTAATTTTATTACAAGAAGTTAAACAGCATGACGCAGTTATTAAACCTAAGACAGAAGAATTAATATCAAAATTAGAAGCTAAAGGTCCTAGAGGCGTACAAAAAGCAAGAGAATATCGTGCTTGGCTTAATGAAAGAGACAGAATAGTAGACAATATTAGAAACGAAGATGGTTCTGACTTTGATGGCGACCTTGACCAAATACTCGCATATCTAAGAGAAAATCCTTATGGTAAGAAAGTTGAGCAATTAGTATCAGACGATGTTATTCCTGTAACGCCAACTGGTCAGGCAGGCAGACCACGAGGAGACGTAGAATTACAGGGACAACAGGGAGACGCACAGGGACAACAGGCACAGCCGCAGACGAATGCTGATACAATAGCAGACGAAGTTATTTCTGAAGCAGAAGAAGCAGATGCTGCTCTTCCTATGGAACAAGAGGTCGCAGACTATCTAAGAGCAAATGGTATAGACCCACAAGAAGTAACTGTTAAAAAAGGTGAGACAACAGTCTCTATGAAAAGAGCGCAGAATGTTGTCAATTACAGAAAAAGAAAAACAAAAAAAGAACAGCCTGATGTAGAAAGCACAGAGCAGACAGAGTTTAATAGTCTTGTAGAAGAACTTACAAGAGCTACAGGTTCGCCTGTAGACGAGAACGTAAGAGCATCTTTGGCTAGAACCTTTGAATCAGAAAAAGGTTTGCAAAAGAATACAATAAAGATTGATGATGATATACCTTTCGAAGACACATTAAAGTTATCTGACGATGCTACATGGAGATTAGACAATCAATTAGATGATGATGAGTTCAGACAATATAAAAAGATTTTACAAAGGTTTAGAAATCAAGAAGCTAAATCTCCAGAAGACTCAAAGCTCAGAATCAAAGGCGTAACTATAGCAAAAGCAAGAACTGCCTTTCTTAATCAAAGAGCTAACAAACAAGGCAAAGCAAGAACTACTGGCGAGTCAATAGAAAGAGCAGGACAAAGAGTAGGAGCAGGCAGAGAAGAGTCTGGCAAAATACAAGGCATACTTAAAAAAGGCGACACCATTGGCAGAAGACCTGGCTACGCAGATAATGTAAAGTATGGTGATAGAGAAACTGCTTACCTTAAATCTAAAGAAGCAAGAAGAGACTCGCCAAACAGACTTGTAGCTTTTTATGCAAACCAAAGAACAACTGCAATAGATGAAACTGGCAAAGAAGTAAAAGCTCCAATAGGTGCTAAGTTATATGCAGACGGATATACAAGAAAAGTATTCTTAAACAAAGAAGCCGCTTTTAAAAGAACAGGATTAAATGCTCCAGACGGAGAAGACACAGCCAATCTAATCGGTCAGTCTACAAAACAACCTAAAAATGATAAACTTCCTCCTAAATTAAATGCACAAGAAGCTCTTGATGAAGCTATTGAAAGTGGAGATGCAAGAGAATTATTAAATGTCTTACGAGCAATTCAAAAGAATGAGGTTAGTGACTTACCTCAAAATCAAAATACAATAGCAACTCCAGACGCAGATGTCTCTCCTCCAACTAGAGGTGACAAAAGACTTATTGTACAAAACAAAAATAATCCTGATGACGTCAGGATTATTTCTAAAAAACAAGTTGCAGACGGCAAAGGTATTGAAGCAATCATTGGTCAAAAGGGTGGAGATGCCTCAGACCCAAGCAACTGGACTGTTAAGTATGCTCCTGCTGATACAAAAGTATATGGAAGCAGGTTAAGAGAATTATTCGAAAGCTTGCCAGACGAACAAGGCACTCCGTCTGCTGGCAGTAGAGTTGAAGCAGGTGGTGCTACAGGTGTAGGAGAACCTATAGACCTTAAAGATGCTTTGGAATTAAGGCTAACACTTACTCCAGAAGATGTAGAAATACTTGAAGCATATAATAGAATAGCAAAAGATTTAGTTCCGATGAGTGGCAATGCTCCATTATTTGAACTACCAACAATTCCAAAAGGTGGCGCAAATATTCAACTTAGTTATAAAGATATAAAAGATGTAATACTTTTTACAACTCAAGGAGCAAAATGGTCTAAAACAATTAAAGGTCATAGAGAAGTTATAAGAGTTTATAAAGGTCTTATGGATATGGAAAGTAGAGTGCTTCCACCAGAAGGATTTATAGACTCAACAGCAAGCAGACAAAAAACACTTAACAATTTAGATAAAATATTTCATGGCTATGACGCAGAAGAGATAGCTGCAGCTAGACGTTTCATTGAACGTCTGGGTGGTAATCCAGAATTAGGTCCTAGAATGTCAAGCTCTAGTGTTCCTATGAGAGCAAACTTTTATTCAACTGAAAATGTTACAACTGACAATCTACCTGGTGTAAATATACTGCCAAAACAAGACGTAATGTCTGGTCTTGCAACTCCAATGAATGTAAAACTTTTACATGAAGTAGCACATTGGGCTTTTGACAACATTCTTACACCTAGAGATAGGCTTGAATTTTTAGAAAAGATGTCAAAATACTACGATGAAAGTGGTAAATTAAACGTAGATAAATTAGACGAAGGCTCTTTTACAAGCACATTAAAACCTGAGTATGAAGAAGGAAAGACTGCATCTTTTGCAAATTCTTTAGATGCGCCAGGTGAGTTCTTTGCAAATCAATTCGCCGCTTGGGCAGGAAGAAATGACAAGAAGCTTGTTATAAAAGACGAAACATTCTGGCAAAAAGCTCTTGGTTATATCAAGGGAACATTCGATAGATTTTTTTACAAGACACCAATAGACCCAGAATTAGAACCATTTTTCTTAAAGATACTTCCAAACAAAGAAGAGATTGGAAAGAGAAGCTTGGGTACTCATAGTCCAAAGACTACAGCAGGCAAAGCCGCTTTGGAAAAACATACGCAACTATCCCAAGTATTGCATAGATTGCAAGAGATGACAGAGATATATCCATTAGGAACTACAAATCCAGAAACTTTTGTAAGTATGTTTACAGAAGATATGTGGCTATTGGCTAATATGGTTTACAACAAACAGAAGTCTGGTGCTTTTAAAATGTTAAGTCCTTATTCAAGAAGGCTTATTAAAGAAAGACTTAAAGACGTAAACGAAATATTTAAAAATGCAAATACAAAAGGCGAAGATATAAATTGGGTAGAGTTAGCTAATGAAATAGGAAACCCAACTGAGGCAGGCAACGCAGGAGTTTCTATTATAGACCCTGCTAAAATGGAGATTGTTGCAGAGCATCTTACAGAGTTATTCCATCATGGCTATCAAGGTCCGAACTTCAAGGGTGGAGATAGGTTTGCAGTAAGAGACGCAGACGGAAATGTAACTGGTTATAATTACGGAAACATCAAAGACTTAGAAAGAACATCAATGAGCAGAATGTTTGATTTTGCTCTTGATAGCCTTGAAAGAAACTTTGCAAAAGTAGAAGACACAAACAAAGTTATGAGTAGCACTCATACAGAAGCTCCAGACGCAGTAGTATCAAAGAAAAAATCTGAGAGAGGAGCAGGTAAAAAATCTAATTCTACAAAGAGAATACTTAATAAAGAAGCAACTGATTTTGAAAATGATATTGAAACTGCAAAGAAAGATTTCAAAGATAAAAAGACAAGAAGAAAAGAGTCTAAAGTAAACACAGGAAATGCAGGAGAGATAGCAACAAAAAGTCTTTCTGTTTTACAGAAGATGTTACGTGAACATGCTGGCACAGAGTATGGAAGACAAATATCTGAACAGATAATAAAGAAGTTAAAAACTTCTACAATGCCAGAAAAATCTTTTGGTACGACAATACCACGTAAATATGTTGAGATGTCTAAGTTTGAACTTGAAGCCATTATGAATGATGCAAACGCAAAGGGAATGACAAAGGAAAGAGACTTTGCAGTAAGAGAATTGCAAAGACGAATGGACAAAAGAAAAGCTAAAAAGCAAGGCATGGATACATCAAAGCATGTTGGCATGATAGGTAGGTCTAAGAAGTTAGATAACAAGATTAAAATAGAAATAAACGATAGTAATGGAATACAGACGTCTAACGGCATACCTGCCAATGCAAGACCAATGGTCAAGGATATATTAAGTCGTGTAACACATCGTGACCCAGAAAAAGAGTTAGCGTCTCGAACAATTATATATAGATTGTTAAATGTATTAGGCAAAGTTTCCAGAAAAGGTACGTTTGCTAACCCAATATTATCAAGAGACATAGCAAAAATAATAGGTAGAGATTATTTAGCTAGAGGAACAGAAGAATTTTCTGACTTCCAAGGTGGTGATTTTTCAATTCTTAGAACATTTGCAAGAGGCATAGGTCAAGAGCTTAACTCAGTGCCTGGTGATGAGACAGTAAGATACTTGTCTGGCATGGCTTTAAGAGCATCTATGACAAGACAAGAATTAGATGTAATTACATTTGCTTTTAATCAATTATCACCAAAGCAACAGCAAAAAATTATGGATACGTATAAAAAAGGTGGAGGCACAAGCATTATATCAGAAGGTGCGCCAGACGAACTTGTACATGAATACGCAATGGTTGATTGGTTAGCAGGTAACTTTCAAAAAATATTCTCATCAGCAGACGAAAGACATCTTATGAATTTTGCAGACGAAATGCTTACAGGTGTTTCTTCTAAGCTAGACCAAAGGTATACAGAAGGCGATGTATTTGGCACTTTATCTGAAATTTATCATAGAAACATGGAAGAAGTTGCATACATTATGAATGGTCTTGTTAAAGATGACGATTTTAAGAAAAGCTACTTTGGCTTAACAAGATTGTATGGAGACATGTTTGTAAGAAATAGAAGAGGAGGCGTACAGTTTCCAATTCAAGACCAAGACGTGTTTCATTCATCTCATGCAGCAGACGCAGGCAAATCTGCTTGGAAAAATGCTACGCCAGAAGAAAGAATAAAGATTGTAGATTACACTAAAAACGGAGTTGGTCATAACACTGGCACTGGCGAACCAGTTATCTTTTATCATGGCACACCAAATAAGAAAGCACTTGATGGTTCAGACGTTGGTACTGTTATGAACCTAAGTTCATCAAACTCTTTGTATGGCAGAGGTATTTATCTAACTAGAAATCCAGTAGTCGCTGAAGAAAGCTACGCAAGAAAGCAAACAAAAGAGTCACTTAATTTTCAGATTCAAAAGCTTCCAATAACAGACGAAGGTAAAGACGAGCTTGAAGATGTTGCTTATGAATTAGCTCAAATCAGAGGTAAAATATCATTACTAAAAAGACAGAATGCAAAGTTTACTGACGCTGATGAGAATGGCAATGCAACTGAGATACAAACTTTTATAGAAAGAGTTATTGTAGAAGACCAGTTAAGAGAATTAACTGCACTTGAAAAAGGCAAGGTTGATATTCTTGAGAAGTCAGGCATTACTCTTGAGCCATATGTAATGCCGTCTTACATTCAGTTAAGAAACCCATTAGATTTTAGAGAGAATACAAGGTACGCTGTTGATGATAAGATTATTCCTACAATATCAGAAGGTATTTACGTTAAGTTAAAAGAAGCAGGAGAAACTGACGCTGACATATTAGATGCTTTCGTAGCTATGGAAGAAGAGTTCTATGGCTTAGAGTTTATAACTGGCGTTGAATTGTATGAGTCTTTTGGAAGGTTGATGAATAAGTTTTCATCTACTAAAGCAGAAGCAAGAGATGCATTAACAGATGTGTTTGAAGAACTAGGACATGATGGTTTAACTGTAAGCCATACCAACACAATTACAGACGTTGACGATATTAAAATAGGTAATGCAGTTTACCATGAAGGAGTGGTTTTATTTAAACCTAACCAAGTAAAGCATGTAAGAGCCAAGAATTTTGACGGCACATCTGGTGTAGTATTTAATATTGAATTAGGTGGTGGTGTACCAGAAGGTACAAATGGTTCTATTATTATGGCAGCGATAGACGAACCTAATCTAAAAGTAGACGACATACCTACAGGTAAGTTTGGAGAACTGCTAGAAGTAGACGGAAAGTCCAGAACATTTACAGGTGTTGCGTCTTCAATGATTAAGAAAAGACCACACAACGAAGCAGAGGTAGAAGTAATTAGAAACTCTTCTGCTCCTACATGGTTTCAATCTCAATCAGACAGACTAAATAAAATAGGTGCTAGATGGCTAGGCAACTGGTACAAGAACCACTTTACAGAAATATCTGAAAAGTTTGCAGGTAAGTTCATGCCTATAAATAATTTAATGAGAGACTTACCAGACAGTGATGGTAGCCTAAGACGTTGGTTCAGAAAATCTACAGGTAGCGTCATGCAAAGTCAACCAGAAAGCTATGGAAAAATAGTAAGAGCTTTAAGACGTGACACAAAAAGCAGACAATATCAAGCACTTAACCCACAAGAAAAAGCTGTGGTTGATAAGATAAGAGAAACATTTGATGCAGAACGTAGAGCATTAAAAGCATCTGGGTTTCATGTTGGATATAGAAAAAATTACCTTCCTCAAGTATGGAATCAAAATGCTATTCGAAAGAATAAAGATGAGTTTATACAAGGAATGCATGAATATTACGTTAGGGAGCAGGCAAGTATAGGTAAAACGCCAGCAGACGGAGAAGCACAAAAATTTGCAGAGCAAATATATTTAAGATTAACAGAAGATGCGGCAGAAGATGGCGTCTTTCTGCCACACAAAGACATACGTGGTCTTTCTAAAAACCCAGGCAATGACAGCGTAGACTTCTCAAGAGTTCTAAACATTGGCGATTATCCAGAGTCTCTGAATGCTATGGAAAAGTTTTTAGAGAATGACCTTGATGCAATACTTGTCAAGTATCTTGAAGGTAGTACAAGAAGATTGGTGCATTCAGATAAGATGGGAGTTAATACACATGCTGTCAGTGACTACTTATTAACTGCTAATCAAGGAGCAGATGGTATTGTTAAGCTACTTTCTTCATCTAAAGTATTTAAAAAGAATGTTAGAGGCATGAACGCAGAAGGAACTATTGTTGAATCAGTTCTTACTGACACAATTAGAATGCCGTTTGAAGGTAATGAGTTTGGTGCTAAACAATTTGCAGACGAACTTATTAGAGTGCATGCACAGAGTGGCTCATCAGCAGCAAGGAAGATGCTCTATGACTTATATCCTAAGATGAGCGTTACATACAAAAGACGTGCTGATGCTATCGTAGGAGCGTTAGATGACTTCAAAGGTCAAACTGGCTCAATAGCATACGAGAGTGAAAAGTTCATTGACAATGCTATGAGAGTAGCAATGAAGAAGCCATTGAGTGGTAGTAAGTCTTTAATGGAAGCATCTAAGCTAATAAGAACTGTAAACAACGTGACGCTACTTGGGTTTACCACACTCACATCATTGGGTGATATAGTGCTACCAATTATAAGGTCTGGTTCTTTCTCAAGTTGGGCTAGTGGCGTTGGTAAATGGGCTACTGACCCAGACTACAGACGTATGCTTAATAATATAGGTGTTGCAATGGAAAACATTGTGCATGAAAGAATGGTTCATATGTATGGTGCGCCAGACAATAAGCTTTCACATGCTTTCTTTAGTGCTACATTACTTACTCCTTGGACAGACATGCAGAGAAAGATTGCAGGAGCTACAGGATTAGAAGCATTAAAAGCTATGCAACAACAAGCAACAAGACACCACAAGGTAGGCGTTCCATATTCACAGCAAACAGGAAAATACAAAACTGCACATAGGTTTTTAGTAAGATATGGATTAGAAGATTACTTACCAAAGAAAAACAAAGCAGATACAAGTTTAACTGATGAAGATGTTTTAAATGATGATAGAGTAAGAATGGCTATCATTAAATTTGCAGACGAAAGTATTTTCCAACCTAATCCAAATGACGTCCCATTATGGGCGCAGACACCTATAGGACAGCTTGTATTTCAGTTGAAGTCTTTCCCACTTATGATGTCAAGAATGGGTGGCTACGTTCTGCAAGAAGCAAATCAAGGAAACCTAAAGCCATTGATTTCAATGGCACTTCTCGGACCTACATTCGGTATGGCGACACTATCTGTGAAAGATATAGTGCAGTCTCGTGGTGGTGAAGATGGTACAAGTCCAGAGCTAAGAAAAAGAAACATAGCAAAAGCACTTGGCTATGATTCAAAAACACATGGCGAAGATTACAACGACTTCTTAGGTTGGTATCTTGAAGGTATGATGATAATGGGTGGCTTTGGATTATTGGGAGACGTAATGCATTCAGTTACTTCTCAAATGGACAATGGTGCATATGGTCAAAACAGAATATGGTCTTCACTTCTCGGTCCTTCTTATGGTCTAGGAAACGCAGCCATCACAGGAGCAGCAGGAATACAAGACGCAATAGTAGGTGGAGACAACAGCAATGCTAAAGAAAGGTCAGCATGGAGAGAACTCGCAACCAGAATACCAATACTTGGTGGCATGAGAAATGTTAGAGAAGGTATTGTTGATACTATGGCAGGAGAACAGGGTAAAAAAGGCTCTGCTCAAACTGGTTGGGGAGACGCTAAGTGGGTTTCTAAAGGTCAGAAGTCAGGTTGGGGAGCATGAGTAAGAAGCTACAAAAAGGCAGTCAATACGAACAGTTTGATTTAGATGGTGATGGTGTGGTTACAGACAAAGAACTAGCACAGTCTGAGCATATGATACGTCTTGAGAACTCTGACAAGATGCAAGACCAACAGCGTATGCTGTGTTGGGTATCGTCTATCTCGTCTATCATATTAATAGTATTAGTCATGTCTCCTGTTATACCAGACTCAAGAGTTGAGATGGTTACTGCTTTACTTTCAACGTATGTTATAGCAAACTTAGGTATAGTTGCTACCTTTATGGGAACAACTGCTTTTACAAGGTCGAAAGAAAATGGTAAATGACATGGCTTTTAGTAGTATTTTTATCAGGAACTGTACAAGAGAGTGTCTACTTCAGTGATTTGGATTCGTGTCTTAGAATTGCAGCAAAGATTAGAGCGCAAAACCTTGACCCATCGCTCGCAGGAGATAGCAAAATTTGGGTCAAAGCTTATTGCGTACCTAAATCCGTTCCACAAAAAGAAGGAGAAAAGAAATGACAAACAAAAGGGGTAGACCAAAGAAGACTACTGTATACACACCCAGAGTTGTAGGCGACAAGAAGAAGACGCTATGGGATATAGTAGAATGGCTTAAAGGAACTGCGAAAAGAAAGAGTTTTTTCGATTGGCTATTGAGAAAGTAATAGATATTAGGCTTAGAATAGATAAGTTTAGACGTGAGCATAAAGAAATTTTTTCTAAAAAAACGGACAAAGAAAAGGCTATTCTAGTGTATGATGAAGACAAACCATATTTAAAGAGAAGCGACAATGGCGAGAACAAAAACAAAAACTAAGAAAGACGCATGTTATCACAAGGTCAAAAGAAGTTATTCCGTCTGGCCCTCAGCTTATGCGTCTGGTGCTTTAGTAAAATGTAGAAAAGTAGGCGCAGCCAACTGGGGTAACAGTAAGAAGAAAAAGAAAAAGAAAAGAGCATAATGGCAGGAGAAAGTTTACATAAATGGTTTAGTAGAAACAAAGGTAAGGGTTGGATAGACTGTAAAACTGGCAAGCCTTGTGGAAGGAAGTCAGCAAAAAGTTCAAAAAGACCATACCCTGCTTGCAGACCAACCAAAGCACAATGTACGTCTGCGGCTAAAAAGAAGACGAGTTCAAAAAGAATTAGTTGGAAAAAGAAAAAGAAGAGGGCAGCGTAATGGGTAAGAAAGCACCAAAACTTAACAAGAAAAAGATGCCATGTAACAAGCCGAGGAGACAAGTCTCTGGAGGCAAGAAGTTTGTAGTTAAAGCATGTGCTAATGGTGTAGAAAAGATTATACGTTTTGGCGATGCGAATATGAAGATTAAAAAGAATCAACCTGGCAGACGTAAAAACTTTAGAGCAAGGCATAGATGTGATAGCAAGCCACCATCTAAGCTAACTGCCAGATATTGGTCTTGCAAGAAGTGGTAGGTCATGCATAGTATAGGTAAAAAAGTACGTGTTATTGGAAACAAAACAAAAACTGGCAAGATGCAACACGCTAATTGCCCTTGCGTTATAAACAGAGCCGCTAACTATACAGTTAAACCGAGCAAGAAAAAAACTAAACAGACATGATAGAACAAACAATCAGTGATGTAGAAACCCTAACCAAGACAATAAACATTGGTGAGGGTGGTAGTGATGTCGAAGCAGGCATTCAATTTATCTACCATATGAGAGAACATCTAGTAGATATAGGCATAGCAACTGTATATGGATTGGCAGTATATGCAATGTTCCTATGGATTACAAAAAAAATTAAGGGGTAAAAAATGTTACAAACTATTTTCGGACCTATAGCCTCCCTTGCAGGGACTTGGCTAGAAGGTAAAGTAAGTAAGTCAAAAGCAGAATCAGAAGTCAAAGTAGCTAGAGCCAAAGCCGAAGCGAAAGTTTACGAGACAGAAGCTACGTCTGCCATGCTTAATGAGAGGTCTTTGACAGACCAGATGGGCGAAAGTTGGAAAGACGAAGCGTGGTCACTTTGGTTTATAGCAGTATTAACCTGCTGTTTTCTGCCTTGGACACAAGAATATGTTAAAGAAGGCTTTATATTTTTAGACCAACACACACCAAATTGGTTTCATAACATGTTGTATATAGTGATAGGCAGCAGTTTTGGATATAGGTTCGGTAAGCAAGGACTACAAATTATGAATAAAAGGAGTTCAAAATGAACATAAATTTATTACGTGAAGAATTAGCCAGAGACGAAGGTATAAAGTATGAAACATACCTAGACCATTTAGGTTTAAAAACATGTGGGGTGGGACACCTTTGCCGTGAAGACGAGCCAGAGTTTGATAATCCACTGGGTACATCAGTCTCTGAAGAAAGAGTGAATGAACTTTTTGACCAAGACATCAAGATAACCATTGATGACTGTAAGAAAGTCTATGATGATTGGGACGCCATGCCAGAGCAAGCGAAAAGAGTATGCGCAAATATGATGTTTAATCTCGGATTTCCTCGTTACAGCAAATTCAAAAAGAAAATACAAGCTGTGAAAGACGGAGATTGGTTCGAAGCCAGCGTCCAGATGGAGCAGTCAAAATGGTTTCATCAAGTTCCGAACAGAGCGAAGCGTTTAATTGAGCGTATGAAGTCTATCTAATACTTACGTCTGTGAACAACGGAGCGTCATTCATTACACGATTGTTGGCTATCTCTATATAATCTTTATTAAGTTCAATAATCTTGGCGTTCCTACCAAGTCTGTCTGCCACAAGTCCAGTAGTCCCAGACCCTCCGAAAGGGTCTAGGACTGTTCCCTCCTCTGGACACCCTGCTTTTACGCATGGTTCTATTAGTTCTGTTGGGAATACAGCAAAGTGTGCTTCCCTATATGGCTTAGTAGTTACTGTCCATACAGACCTTTTGTTCTTTGTTTCGTATGATTTTTCAAGACCACTATGTGGTTGCAGACCAGTACCTTCATTGTGATACTTGCCGTCTGTTCTGTCTCTTGTACCCCAATCAGTTGCTTTCTCTTTGATTGAATCATTATCATAGTAGTAATTCTTATTCTTGCTAAACAAAAATATATATTCGTGTGACTTTGTGCATCTATCTTTCACACTCTCTGGCATAGGGTTTGGCTTGTGCCATATGATGTCTTGTCTTAGATACCAACCATCGTCTTGCAGTGCAAACGCAACTCTCCAAGGTATACCAATCAAGTCTTTCTGTTTTAGTCCGTCTATCTTGTTGGCTCTATGTGGACTTGACTCTGGAAAGTCTTGCCTTGTACTTGATACTGTCTGCTTTACTTGCTTTCCGTCTGCTCTATAATTGTAGTAGGAGTCTCCAAGATTTAACCAGAGAGTTCCATCATCTCTTAACACTCTGTGAACTTCACGAAAGACTTGCACTAAATTATTCACAAATTGTGATGGTGTTTCTTCTAATCCTAACTGCGAGTCTTTTCTTACTGCACCACACTTAGGACATGTACTTCTGTATATTGCGTCACCGACAACATTACCTTGTTCATGCATGGCTTTATGTCCAGTAACAGTATCCTTAGATATTTTTGTAGTTCTCATGTGAGGACAGTTAGGGTCGCCACCTTCCCATGTACCAGTTTGATAATCCCTCAACCCCCAGTATGGGGGTGAGGTAACACAACAGTTCACAGATTTGCTAGGTAAAGTTTTTAAAACCTCTCTACAATCACCAATGTGAATATCAATCATAGTAAGGTTCTTTGTATTCAGACAAAGGGTTTTTAGTTTTCATTGTATAAAGCACACGTTTTGCTTGGTTAAAACTTAATGTAAATCTGTTAGCTGTGTCTTGTATTGTGTGGTTTTTGTCGTTAGGTTTCTTCTTTCTGCTCTGCATTTCTCTATGCCATAGTTTTACTTGAGCAATAAAATCATCTGTGTATCTCGGATTAGTCATCTGCTATCTCTCCATATAAAGCACCATACCCAATTATATCTATAACACTGTCTAAATGCTTGGGTGTTTCAATTAGACGTGCCAACTTTACAGCAATCATGCACTTGTAAACATCTTGTGGTGCTACATCTTTCTCCAATAAAACAGACCACAACTTTGCTATTCTTTTATGGTTTGCCAATGCATCGCCATATATCTTGGCTCTGTCTTTGGCTATAAGCTTTCCTGCTTTTTGTAATATCTTATCTCGTTTCATGTTTATTTCTCTATAGGTTTATATACTTGGTAAGAGGAGCAAACTTTTGTTGCTTCCGAGTTTGTTTTCTTGCAAGTCCAAGTACCTTGATGGTTAGCTTCTGCAAACTGGCAAGTGTTACAAGCTACTGGAACTGGTGCATTGTGCCAACAAACAGATTTTTTAAAACAACCTCTGCATCTCCAATCTGTTTCGTCTGTCGCAAGTTTCTTTGCTTTGTTTTCAATAACGTCTTCTATTCTTTTCTTTATAAATGCTATCTCGAAGTCGTCCCATTTAACTATCTCAGCATGGTATTCGCTAGTGTTCTTACTGATAGCAATAAAAAAACTTTCTTTAAAACCAGATAATGCCATCATCATTTGTAACTGTGAGAAATATTTAGGGTGAGAAATACGAACTCCGTCTTTCATAAACTTTTTAAAGTTTGCATCGTTCATTGATTTTATTTCTAATACCCTTAGAACACCATCATCTGTCTCTATGTGTCCGTCCATGTGGCAAACTACATGACCACCTAACTGTTCGTAAGTATACTGTCTGCCAGTAAGTCCGTCTTTTTCCCAGACCCTTACATCAGCTTTATCTTTTATATCTTTAACAACTATGTCTTCTAGTATGTGACCAAGTTTAAATATTCTTTTTAACTTTGGTTCTGCCACATCATTGGGGAAACCTCTCAAAGAGAATGCTTGGTAAGCATCACATTGAGTTCCTATACCAGATGCACCTATATAATCTCTTGCTTTTTCTTTAGGCTCTTGTCTGTACCCATCGTCAATGGCTTTAATTAAATCGTCTGCGCTTTTAATCATAAATAATCCTATGGTGAGGGAGGCTGGCACCCCTGCAAACCTCCCTCGTAAAGAGTGCTTGTAGAAATTTTATTACATTTTGTCTAACAATAATTAAAGGAGACCTTTCTTTAAGTTAAATGTTAAAGTTGACAAGCACTCCTATTCCATTACTAGAATGGAATTTCGTCATCAAGGTCTTTGGCTTCACCATGTGGCTTATAAACCTTGACCTCTGTCTGTGTTCTTTCTTTACCATCGTCACCAGTAAAAGGCTTGCCGTCTCCGACAACAACTGCTAACTCAAGATTTTTAAGAGACGCAACATCACCAGGCTTGTCTGGGTTAGGGTGCTGAGCCGCAATGAGTAAAGACTTTAGTTGTCTCTTACCTATATCAACTGCTTGTGGATTTTTATTTACAAGGTTGAAGTTTGCGTTGATGTCTCCAACTTCTTCAACTCCTTTAAAATTTACTTGCAAATATTTTCCACCAGTGGAACTATCTTTCATCACGGCATCTGTTATCTTAACATGATGCTCTCCTTTTGGTAGCCTAACATAGCCACTGCTTGACTCAACCTTAGTTAAATCAAGACTACTAAAACCATTCCAATCATTCATTTTTACCTCCTTCACTCATTCTTGCTAATAGTTCAGTTACATCGTTTACTTCTTCAAAGGCACTCAACGTGTTAAGTGGGTCACGAACTTTACCATGCCAACCACTTACCTCGTCTGTTACTATATACCTTTTGACTTTTGGTATACCCTTATCATTTGTTTCTGTCTTCCTTACACCACACATAACGTGGTCAAACAAGGCAGGAACATGTTTACTAACGGCAGTACCTTTAACTAGGGGCCAGTATTGTGTTACATCGTTTGCGTCTTTCTCTTCTTTGGCAAGACACGTAATGTAAACATGTATAGGTAAATCCCTAATCCATTTAAGAGAACCAAGCATTAGTCTGCTATAGTCTCCCCATAATGCGAACCCATTGCTAGAGTTCTCATGTTGCTTTTCGAGATGTTCAATTAGTCTTTCAGATAATTCTGTCAAGCTATCAATGGCTATCCATTTGTATCCTGCTTCCTTAAACTCTTTTGATTGCAACATTTTTACTATACCAGTAAACGAATAGTCTCCGTTTTCTGGGTCATGGTTTCCGTCCCAAGAAGTGAACGGAAGATAATCAATATTAACATCTTCAACAGACTTTAATCCTGCTTCACCAGATAATATTAATCCTTTCCCATATCTTTTTTGGAAGTAACGGCATTGGAATGTTTTACCAAATCCGTGGTGTGCATATAATAATAGTTTAACTGCACCACCTTTTTGTATGTCAGAGGTCTTCATTACATTAAACATTCTGCACCACCTTTACTCTTGCTTTATCAAGCTTTCTAGTTAATGCAGGCTTCAATGTATTCTGCTCTCCACTTGGAAGTTTTTTAAACTTCCTCTTATCAACAGATAAAGTTCTTGTAACGTACTCTGGCAAATCGCCTTCGCCAAAAATCTCTTCTAGCATTGGCTTGTCCCATGCCCATCGTTCACTTCTTGAACATGTTACTTGAAACCTCTCCGTTGTTTTCGACTGTTCTCCCTCTGTCTCTGGAAATGCCAAAGCAATCTCGTTCTGGAGTTGTTGTATCCTTTCAAGTTTTGCTGGCAAGTCTAACTCTAATGTGTAGAGTTCGTGACATAGGAGGTCTAAGTTGTCTGATGGGATTGAATCAGACTCTTTGGATTTCCCAAAGCTATCCCAACTGTCTGAAGACATATGCTTCTCCTTTTCTAGTTTTGCATCAGCGTTTATCGAATGATGCTTTACATGAACAAGAATGTAATATATAACTTACACGAATGCAAGCATAAAAGGAGAAAAAAATGTATAAAATTAATTTTTCTAGGCTTATCAATGACTTCGGAGGAGCATCATCAGTGGCTAGAAAGATAAATAAAGCTAGGACAATACCTTATCAATGGGTTAAGAAAGGTAAATGTTCAACAAAAGTTCTGGAGGAACTAAAAAATATTAACCCAACATGCAGTATAGACGATTATTTTGAGGAGGTACACAATGGGAAAGGAAAACGTAAAGCTTAATCATGCGTTAGAATATCTGGAGCGTGGTTGGTCTGTCATACCAATAAAGCCTGAAGGCAAACGACCTGCAATCAGATGGCTTGAATATCAGAAACGTCTGCCAACAGAAGATGAGGTTACTCAATGGTGGACGCAATGGGAAGACTACGACATTGCACTTGTAACTGGTGAAGTGAGTGGCGTTGTTGTTGTTGATTGTGATAATGACAACGCATTCAAAGCCTCTCAAGAAGCAGAGATGATTACGCCTATTAAAGTTAAGACGAAGAGAGGCGTACATCTCTACTTCGAACACCCAAAAGACGGAATACGTAGAGGTCCGAGAGCAGGTGTAAACAGCAGAGGTGCAGACTGGCCCCAGATTAATGGGTTAGACTTTAGAGGAGACGGCAGTTACGCACTGCTACCACCTTCAAAGAATTACGAATGGGATTATCCAACAGACGTATTCGATTATGATGAGATGAATGTCTGGAAAGATTGGAAGCCGTCACTCAAAGAACGTATTAATGATGGTGACTTTCATTTCTCAAAGCTCGACTTGAGTTCTGTCAAACCTTTTGACCCTAACGAAATGCTATCTGAGTGGGATAGAACTGCAAAGTACGTGACTGAAAAGTTTCCAACCACATTAAAGATACCATCTGGCATGAGCAATGGACGTAATGAACGTGTTATGAGGTACGTGTCTGAGTGCATACTGAATGGATACTTTGGCTCTGAGCTTCGCCTTCGTGGCATTGCTTTTATGAATGAGTTCTTTGTAGATGCATTGGACGAAAGAGAATTTGAAGCGACTGTCAGTTCTATGGAACAGTCAGAGAGACGAAACCACCCAGAAAGATTTGATGAAGACGGAAACTTTATTGGTCAGCCATTGACTGAGGAGTTCAAAGACAGACCCAGAAAGCTAATCCAGATGAAGGACGCAGACCAACTGATGGAGGAGAGTAAGGGTAAGGTATATCTTATTGAACCTTGGCTACCCACAAATACAATCGTGCAAGTGTATGGATACAGTGGACATGGTAAGTCTATGTTTGTTCAGCATTGTATATCTGCTTTGTGTAGTGGTAGAAAATACTTTGGTTGTTTCGAACTCGGCAAACCTGCGAGGGCGTTGTATTTGGATTTTGAAATGGGCATGTCTACTATAGCTAGACGTCTGATTGAGATGAGGCAGATGCATGGAGACACGCAAGATAGGCTAAACATATGGACACCTTTCGTAGATAAAAAAGAAATAGACTTGAAGAGGAGGGAGGGACTTGAAGAGTTACAAGCATGGATAACATTCTCAGACCCAGACGTTGTGATAATAGACACAATCAGGTCAGCTTATCCTGGCTTGATGGAGAACTCGGCAGACGAATGGAGTCGAGTCAACCAGTTAGCTGTCAAACTCAGGAACTCAGGACTCGCTGTCATTATGATACACCATTCTAACAAGCCGTCTGAGGGTGGTCTGGGTAGAGAGGCAGGCTCAACCAACCAGTTGACTGTACTGGAGACACAAATAAAAGTAACTCAAGTGTACAAAGACGAAGACACGGCAAAGCAAAATGCCGCTATCTGGGACGGCAGTTATGAGCGACCAGTGTTTCCTCTACTGGAGGGCAAACTTCCGACAGACTATAGATTATATATGGTAATGGAAATAAAGTATGGGAAAGTCAGAGAGTGGACAGACATACATGACAGAGTGCAATGGATTGGCTTTGGCTCGCACAATACGAAAGATGAAAGATGTGTTGTCGCAAGTCAATCAACTAAGCAAAGAGCAAAAGCTATGGCTCTTGATGGCACAGACCCACTGAGCATAGCTGATACTTTGCAAAGACCTCTACGTCTTATAAATGAATGGCTAGAACTTTAGTTTCTTTCCGTCAACATACACGGCAACTAACTTTGCGTTAGGAAAATGTACCCTCACCTTGTCCATAAGTTCTGCAATGTCTGGGTACTTTTTACGATTGTCTTCGGCTTGTTGTTGTGTCATTTATTTGTTACAACTACTTAAACTTCGTCTCTTGTTCTTTGTCTCGTGGTGGGCTACGCCCAACCACGTAAGAACAAACGTAGTTGTAACATATTTTTTTTGATTTGGCAATACCCCTATGTTATTTTTCTTTCATGCCACGCAGAGTGAACGTAGACGAAGAAAATCTATCATGGCTTAAAGCTAATCACAGCAGGTTGAGTCATAAAGAGCTTGCGTCTAAATTTAATTGTTGCGTAGACACTATAAAACGGATACTTGTAAGGCATAACTTACAAGATTTTGATGGAGCTAAGTACCAAGTCAAGAGAACTTACGAAGAAAAGACGTGGCAAAGACCATGCATGGATTGTGGAGACACAAAGAAGCGACCAAAGAACTGGTACTACTGCATTGAATGCAGAGTGAAAAGGGGATACGAAGAGTTATGAGCAGACAGAAACGAAAAGGAGACGGATTCGAACGTGAGTTAGCAGCGTACTTCAACGAAGAGGCAGACATAAACACAGCATATCGTGCGCCATTATCTGGTGGAGGGAAGGTAAGTTCTAATGGTGGAGCAGACTTAATCGGAGTGCCAGACTTGTTTGTAGAAGCCAAGCGTGTTGAGCGTCTAAACTTTATGGACGCAATCAGACAGGCAGAAAAAAATTCACAGGAAACAAATAGCCCAGAGACGCCTATCGTTATTAACAGACGAAACAGAATGACGACTGAAGAAAGTCTATGCGTACTCAGACTGAAAGACTTTATGAAATATTACAACGCTTTCTTGGAACTAACTGGTAGACACAAAAGCAAAAATTCTGTAGCATAAACGTGTAAACAAGGAGAAGTATATGGCTTATTCAACTAACAAAGGTCTTGTCTTCGGAACGCAGAAAATGAATGGCACAAAGAAGAATGCTTTTCAAGGTTTGCAATTTCGTAATCGTTCACAATTACCATCACAGTTTGGCTCAAGTCTTAACAAGAAAAAGGTCAACGTCTTTGGTGGCAGACTAAGAAAGCAGGTGTAACATGCCAGGACCTATGAAAAAAGGTAAAAAGAAAAAGAAGAAAATCGTCTACAAGTAAGACGACTACCTCTCGCATCTAGTGTACACTCTCCTTTTAAGGAGAGTGTACAATCGAACCAATTAGTATAGCATTAGCCGCATACACGGCAATCAAGGCAGGCGTCTCGGCAGGACGTGAGATGCAAGACCTTGGCAAAGACATCGGAAAACTATTCGATGCCATCGATATTCTACGCAATGACCACAACAAAAAGAAACGTGGTGTATTCGCAGGCTCAGAAAATGAAGAGGCGATGGACACGTTCATCAACAAGAAAAAAGCTGAAGACATGGAGAACGAACTGCGTCAGATAATCATGGAAACTAGGGGGTATGAAGCTTGGCAAGAACTGCTAAGATTACGTGTTGAAATTAGACGTAAGAGGAAGGAAGCCGAGCGAGAAAGAATGCTCGCTCGACAAAAGTTTTGGGAAAACTTATGGTTGTACGGAGGTGTCTTTGTTATCCTTGTCGGCATTGCCGTCATCTTGTTTTTTGTCGGCACTGCTCTCGTTGCTAGTGGCACTTTCGACAGATGGTTCGGAAGAAGCTGACTTACGTGGTACGAGTCTAGCTAACGTCTCGAATATCCAACCACTATAGTTGAGTGAACTCCTCAACAAGTCTAATACTTGCATACCATTTTGTATTGTACTGATGTTATCGGCAAACAATATCTCTGTACCGATAAGCTTTCCGTCTTTCTCAACAAGATAGATTTTACCTACCTCTATCGTGTTGGGTCTGGTGTCTTCACCATTGGCTTTTTCTTCTGCCATTTAATCCTCCTTTGGTTTGTTAATAAGGTTTACTGTATCATGTAAATGAGATGGTGCAAGATGCGAGTATCTCATTACCATGTCGAGAGAGGTATGTCCAAGTAAATCAGCCACGGCTCTCAAGCTTGCGCCTTTCTGCACAAGATGTGATGCAAACGTATGTCTGCAATCATGGGGGTTAAAGTCCTCAATGTCTGCCTTTTCGAGTGCTTCATTGAAGTACTTATAAAACTTGTATTTGTTCCATGAGTTGTAATCGTCTGACCTAAATACAATGTCATCATTCGACTTGAACTCACGGAAACCATAGTCACTAATGTAAGTAACAAAATGCACTGGCACTTTACGTCTCAGTGTACGTCCACCTTTACGAGAGACGATAACAACACACGTTGTCTCAACGTCTCTTGCTCGCAGGTTGAATGCCTCACCAAGTCTAGCACCACTATAAAACAAGAACCTCAGTATCGGTTGCAGACATACACGTGCAGACACAATCATTCTGTCTCGCTCTCGTTCTGTAAGCCATCGTACTCGTGCATCATCAGACGTTGGTTGCTTCAGCTTATACGTTGGCACACTTCTACCCATGTCGTTGTTGTAGTTAATCATCGACTTGATAGACGTCATCTCTCTCGATACACTGTTGTCTTTGTTTCCACGTCCCTTGAAATAATCCATGACTTCGGCTTGTCCCAACGAACAAAGAAATCTATGACCAAACTCATTCTCAAACAGACGTAAATTCACAATGTCAGTACTACCAGGCAGCTTACTTCGGCTGCCCAGGTAAAGTTTTATTGCGTCTGCCACTGTCGTCTTCGCACCCAAGTCTGCTTTCTTACCTGCGTCACGGAATATTTCTCGCATTCTCTCCTTGGCTAACGTCTTTTGTCCGACAGTAAATCCAGTTGACCTACGAATACGATGGGTGTTACCCATCGTATCCTTGACAAACCCATGAGCATATAGATGTCCGTTCCTCTCAACTAACTTCATTATTTACCTCCCATTAGTTTGTATTCCTTGGTAACTATACCAAGTTTTTTGTCACCTCTACCATGTTCCTTAACTCTTGTGGTAAAGCCTTCTCTCTTAACAGAACCATCGTCATTGTACAACGTGGGATACACTCTCGTATGTGCATCAACTTCGTGATATTTCTTTGGTGTACCAACACCACCTTGACCATTACCATCAGTTCTGTACAGATTGACACCTTCATCTTTCGGAAGGTTGACCTTGAGAACTACATGCTCGTCTGATGGTACAGTTTCTCCACGTATCAGAGTTCTCTTGCCTTTCGTCTGTCTCACTTCTTGAGTAACGTGTCTAGGATAGTTCCATATATTCAACAACGAGATAAGAAATCTTATGTCTCCCATACAACCAAGCAATGAACTGTAATCTCCCCTGCTCTTCTGTGTTTCGTTTCTCATTGGGTCTATCTCGTGTCCAATGCCAGGCTTCCACATGACGTGTCTTCTCAACAAGTCCCAATCTTTCTTGTCTTTTCTCTTCTTGCTATTGTGATAAGACCATATGTTACCCCACAATGCTCTATCAACATTCAAGGCAGACGGCTTGCATTGCTCCAACGTAAGGTCGTGAGGATACAATATCTCTTGCATTCTCTTCATTAGGTTCTCCTCGCTCTCATACTTCTTGCCATACCTTTCAAGTTCGAATGGTGTCTGTCTGTACTCCTTGATAACCTCATCATCGAAAGGCTTTCCAAAGTTCACAACCATTCTCATGTCATGTATGTAGACCTTATTGTTTACGTGCTTGACCATGTGTGGCTCTATGCCTTTGTCATATTCAGCATTGGCAAAGTACATAAAGCTATCGAATGTATAAACCTTGTCACCCAAATACATTCCGTCTACGTCTTCGGTCTTGCGTATCCAATAACCAACAGATGGATTAACAATAGAAGATGGCACGTCTCCATTGCATATACCCCACTTATTATGAAAGATTTTCTGTTGCCACCACTGTTTCGTTGGCTCGTTCCACTCAATGAAAAGGTTCTCTGATGGTGGCTCTGAGTTCCACAAGGCAAGCACGGCTTCATCAGCAGTAAAGTCTGCACCTCTCTGCACAATCTCTTGCATCAGACTCGCATGAACGATTGCTTTCTTGGCTTTCGTAAAGTCCATTTGGCATCGCCTTACGGCTTTCCTACTTTCCTCGTTCTGTTTGTATATCTGCAAGCCTTTGGTCGGTCTTTTTAAAGCATACGATACTTGCTCATGCAAGATTAGCTTGTTCATCTTGGCAACAATCTGTTTCACAACCCTCTCTTCAGCACTTATCTTGGCTTCTGCAAAACCTCTCGCTTTGTTGTAGGTTATTCTGCCGTCCTCAATATCGTCCATCATTATGTCTCTGAAAGATGGTGGCTCATGTGTCACTGGTGGCTCAATGTCAGACGACTTGAACTTAACACCAGTGGCTTTCTCTTGTATTACCTCTTTCAAGAATGGCATGATGTCCGAGAACTTTGGCATATCAAACAAGCCTACCCTTGCGATAGGCTTTTGATTTATTCCTGTCATGTGAAGACCTTTCTTTGACCTCGGTGTGACAGACGCTTTCTTGTGAGTATTCTTCTTACTTTGTTTCATTACTTCCTCCTATGATTGCGTAGAAATCTTTCTCGATGTCAGGCGAGACGTCTTCCGTACTCGACAGACTTGTTACCATCACAACAGAGTCGTTGTAAGACCTAGACTTTTTCATCTGTTCTTTCGCCAACCTCTCTGCGTCCTCGTATCTTGGTGTGTATACCAAAATCTTTTCGTAAGATGTTATCTCCATCTTCACTATCCAACCTTTACTCATTGTTATCCTCCTTGGCTTGTATGGCGAACCCATGATACATAATTTCGCCAGAGTGTATTATTGTTGATTCATCGTAACATATTACGCAGTTGAAATTCTCTTCTAAGACATCGTTCAAAGCACCAATCGTGCCTTCAAATGCTAATCCCTCGTCTGCGTCTTGTACTTTAAATCCTATGTTATCCTTTAAGAATGTATGTTTACTCATTTTTTAACTCCCTTGATGCTGCTGCCTCTACGTCTGCAAACGTATCGTACTCTCCACTTGGCATGAAGTATACGTGTACTTTGTAACCAGTTTTAGTGTTCACAACTTCAAACTCTCTATCGCTTGTGAACCCAAGCACATACGTCTTGCGTTCTGAATGGTTGGACTTGAACCCAAGCACACATAGTTTCCTCTCGCTACATGGCTTGTTCACATACAACCAATCACCAACGACACGAAACATACCTCTCTTCGTATCGTCAATCTCCTTGATTTCTTTCACCCAAAAGGGTGGCTTTTTGCCACCCTTTGATGGATACTTGGCAGTGCTACCCTTGATAGGTGTGGCACTTGCTTTCTTGATGTCGTCATCTGTAATGACTCCATCAGACTTGGCATTACGTGATACAACTGTGAGGAACTCTTGCTTTTCCTCTACGTCTAGCACGTTATACAGTTTCAATAGCTTATCAATCACATTCATTACACATCTCCTTTGAAGAAGAACTGAGAGACAGTACCCTTTTCGTCCATGTGAACACACGACATCATTATCTCAAGCAACTTCGTTCTGTTCTTGTCTTTCAACTCATTGTCAACTCTGTATATCAAGTCCATGCCTTCAAGCACGTCTCCAACATAGCGATACAAAACATCGACCATCTCTGTAATCAATGCCTCGTCTGCGAATGCAAAGTTGTGTATAGGTTGCTTTGGATTGGGTTGGAAAGCATACTTACCTGCAATCTCACGTAACTTCTCGTCTATCTTTGGCTTTGAAAAGACAGATGGGGTCTTGACATAAGGAAAGTTTTTGCGATATTCTTCACGTGAGGTTGAAGTTTGAGTACTTGTTCTTTTCCTTGTACTCTTCCTCGATTGTGTGTACTGAAACAGAGAGGGTGTAGGTGTAGAATTAGTTTTCTCATTTGTTCCTCCCAAAGCAGAAGCCTGCTCCCTCTCGATTACACCTAAGTCTTCTAGCTTTTTCTTCGCTATCTTACTCGTTGCTTTAGATTTTTCTTGCTTTAAAGTCATTGTCGACCTCCTTACATATTGTTGAAATTTTATCGTAATTGTCTGATTTGATTTTTGCGTAGTTCACTCGCTTTGCAACCTCAAACCAAAACCTAAATTGCATTCCTCTTGTGGGATACAAAGGCAACCAATGATTATGTATGGTAAATGCTTTCTTAACTCCCATTATGCAATCCTCTTGTGGATACCAACCTTTGTACCCAACAGTATCTGAGACAACTCACCCATTGCACTCTTGGCAAGTTCTCCCACATTCTCTACTACAACGTGATTGCTGTAGTAATCTTTCACGGCACTGTTTCTGATGCCAATACCAACAACGTCCGTGTCTTTGTCTGCTTCAATCTTCTTCACAGTATCCACGAGATGTCTTCTCAATGACACATCGTAGTGTGTGCTACACGCAGGCTGACCATCAGACAATACGATTAACACTTTGCGTTGCTCGTTCCTCTCTTTAAGTCTGTCATATGCATACTGCACACTCTCGCCATCGACATTGTTACCACCACTACACTGCGATATACATGAGATAGCACCCTTGGCTTCAAACAATCTCTCCTTGAAGTGCTTGAATATCCACATATCAATGCTCTCCCAACGTGTATACGTAAGTCTGTCTTCATAGCTTGTACTTCTTGGTGGAACGCCAGGCACACTGCCACTACCAGTGTTGAACCCAAGTATCTCGTATGCGATACCAGTTCTATCAACACATTCAGCAATCGCCATCGCACATTGTTGAGCGACAAACACTTTCTCGCCACTCATAGAACCACTCAAGTCAACAAGCATGGTCAACGCAGTATCCATCTCACGTCTATCAGACTTCATCTTAAATACATTTGGCTTGCCATTGAAAGCAGACGGAAACCTGCGACTATCCAATCGTCCGTCTTCCTTGCCAAAGTCCCAATCTCTCTGCGACTTAGCGAACAATGCTCTCTCGATGGAACGTCTCATCATATTCACATCGCCTTGCATCATGGTTAAATGCCTATCATATTGAGATGCCTTGCCCTCTTTCAATCTCAAGTGACCATACGCATTTCTGTACTTGTTAGGTTCATCAGTTCTGTGATGCCATTTGTCGTGAGCAGTACTCTGTGCTGAGTATGCCTTGCCACTACGCAAGTCTTTGTGGTCTGCTGAGTTCTGCCTACCAATCTCCTTGACAATCTCCTTGTACTCGAAGTCCTCATACACATCGTCTTCCTGAATTTCTTCAGGAACTTCCGAACACTCAGAACCACCTTGTTTGTGTGTGAACCTCTCTTTCTGTTCACCACTGCCTTTGTTCTCGTCTCCGTCTCCGTCTTTGGATACTTCAGCACCATCGCCTGGCTCATTGCCTTTCTTGCCAGGCGTTTTTCCTACTGATACGTCTGTTGGTTTAGGCGTCTCCTTCTTTGGCTCTTCCTCACGTATCTCTTTCTCAATCTTCTTGGCAAGTGCAATCACGTCTTTGGTGTTCTTGCAATCGTCAATCTTCTTAGTCCATCGCTCAATCTTCTTTCGAACATGAGGCTTTAACAAGTCCAAGCATATGTCTGCACCATTGTTGCCATAGTGCTTGCGACCCTCCCATGTAATTGCAACTGGTGTAATGAACGTGAGATTATCCAATGCCTCTTTCTCAAAGCCAGTTCCTATGGACTCAAGGAAGCCATCGTTGACACAACCAGACGTAGCAACAAGGTTCTCTTTCGAACCTGCATACTCGTCTATCACTTTCTTCTCCAAGTAAATGTCCTCGATAGCATTCTGTAAGTTCAAGAGCAACTTGTTGCCCTCATTCTCCTTGCCGAACTTGTTGAGTGCTTTGAAGTCTGTGTGTCGAATGTGACCACTCTCATGGTCAACATATCCACGCATGATTGCTTGGTCATTTTTGCTGATGTCCTTCTCGAAGTCCATCGCTGGCAGTACGATAGTCGAGCCGTTAGTCATGGCTTCTTCGCCTTGGAACTCAACTGTTACGTCTTCTTTCCTACCAAATACTGATGAGGTCTTGCGAACCTCGTGTTGAAATAAATCTGATTTCATGTTTTACCTCCTTATGAAAAGATTCTGTTTACGATACCTTTGAGTACGGCTCTGTCTTGTTGCGTACATCTGTCAAGTATCACGGCTTCAAGTGCTTCATTCACGGCATCTTTGTCATTAAACAAAGTGCAGAAGTTCACTATTGTATCGCCAAGAGATAGCATACCACGTGGCGATATTGGCTGAAGCACTTTCGATGTAGTAAATGCTTCAAGATGTTCACCAACGTACTGATTAAGTTGCTCACGTTGATTGTCTTTCAACAACGGAACTTTGCTCTTGAGCAAATCATCACGTTGCTTTTTGTCAAGGTATGGTACGTTGACCCATATGGTAAATCTGTCAATCATCGCCATACTCTGTGGTCTTGCACCTTGATACATACCATACTCATCGCCTTGACCTACTGTGTTACCAGTTGCGACCATTCTGAACTGTGGGTGTGGTTGAACTACACGTCCACCATCTTCCGTTAGCATCAATCCGTTGCCTTCAAATGCTCTCTGCATCACGTAAGCAACGTCTGGTCTGATGAAGTCAATCTCGTCAAAGCAACCAACACATGGTGTCGTCATCATCTTTGGCAAGATACCCTCAACGAACTTGGACTCCGTAGCACCACTAGAACCAGTGGTCAGCACGTCTCTGCCAAGCAAGTCCATACGTGTAACCTCACTATCGAAGTTCACTCTCATAAATGGTGTCGATGTGTAAGCACAAACTTGCTCGATGAAAGTCGTCTTACCACTACCAGTATGACCATGTAGATACACACGTTGGTTGGTGTTCAATGCATACAGAACTCTCAACAAACTCGATGGTCTGAAGATGTATCCACTGTCAATCGCAGGAACGTAAGGGTGTGGTTTATCCCATTCCCATGTGAGAATGTCGAAGTCGAACATCTTTTTGCTCGCACTTGGTATCGTGAATACCTCATGTGCTTTCTTCGTTACTTGCTTACCACTTGGTATCTCACCACTTGCCTCGACTTTGCTAGGTGCAATCGCAGTACTTGCTGACATAATTCTCAGCTTTTTCTCCATCTCTGCAAGTTCCTCGGATTGAACGTCTACCTTGCTCATCATGTCATCATAGTCGTTAGACAGTTTCTCGATGTCGTCTAGTCCGATTGTCTTCAACGTCATGTTCACAAGGTTGATGCTATCTTTGCTTGCACTCTTTACCTTTGAGCCAAGAAACACCTTACCACTCGCCATCTTTGGCTCAGTTTTCAACCCAACAGATGAATGCATTTGTGCGAGATTGTACACAACATGAGAACATATGCCATCAAACGGAACGTCTCTGTCGTTGAGTTTGTCTTCCGTCTCTTTCCAATTTGGGTGTTTGAGGTTGTACTCAGTTGCAATCAATGGCTCGTTTTCCATGAGGTCGTGAAGACCTTGTGCCTTGATATCGAACATTGGAACTTCCCACGTCTCGGCAAAGTTCTTCAACACTTCAACGAGTGCAGTAGTGATGTCGTCTGTGTCGACCTCCATATCTGTCATAAGGCAAACTTTCGACATGATGTCCAACAATGCATTAGCACCTAGAGTGTTGGCATCAAACTCGTCAAGGTCTTGTGCGTTTCTGTATCGCCACGGCAATTTCTTATTAGGTGCAGTTGTTCCAATATACTCGATTCTCTTTTTGTGCAACTCGTCTGACACCTCTTTGTGTCTGCCAAAGTCGTAGCCACTCTTGCTTGAGTTTGAGTAGCCATAGCGAAATGGGTCAAGTATCGCATCGAGTACGTTACTAGCACCAAATTCGCTGAAGATGATGTCGTACAACGCAGGAATAGAACAAGACATGATGACACCACTCACAGTTGGCTTGTAGCTTGGCATTTTCAATGCGTTTGTGGAACGTCTCTGAATGTCTGCAATGTCGACATCATTATCTGCAACATGATTTGCAAGTATTGGCGAAGCCATGCTACGTAATTTACTACGCATCTTGCCGTAGTCCATAGCCATGATTTCATTTAGTTCTGCTCGTAAGTGAGCAACTCTCTTTTCATCAATCATAAGTCCTCCTTGTGTGTAATGATGATTGTAATACATGAATGACAGTTTGTCAACCCCCTATTGTGTCAATAGTTGGTCAACAAATTCTGTCACTCTATAATAAAGTCCTTCGGACTATTGTGGGTGTGTGTCTGTGCGTTAGTTTAACCAATGAGGTTTTCTACTGTGTTTCCATCTCGCAAAGGAGAGTTTGTCTAGTCTGTAGAAGTCTCTGTACGCATTGATAGGATAGTCCTCGTCAGTCTTGATGGACTCGTAGTGTTGTCCAAAGCATTGAGGGTGCTTTGTAATTTTGCCCTTTGGAATGTGATGTATTCCTTGTAAGATTGCATGAAACGGCTTTCTTGCTCCGTGCATTCTTCGGTATCGCACCTTGTATTCTAACAACATACACCAGTACAACGTGAAAGCGAACTTGAAGTTGTCTCGTGTCTCCATGCACCACAAGGTGCATGGGTGTTTCTGATGTACTGGTTTGTACAAGTTGTTTTCAAAGGCGAACTCTGCGTTGTGATGCCACAATGCCGTGCAAAGCATCTGTGCCTCTTCGAGTGGCATCTTCACAATGTGTTGGTCGCATAGTGATTTGGCTATGCTTTGTGGGTTGCGTTCAATGAGAAATCGGTTCATGTGTTGCTACCTTTCTTCCACTTGTCGAACACACCCTTGATGATGTTGTCGTTGTTCTCGATAGCTTTCTTGATTTCGTCATCGCTCATTTCTTGTGTGAACATGACACCACTCGACTCTTCTGGCACGTCAAACACCTCGTCTGTTATGTCAGACGTGAAGTCGGTTTGTTGTGCCTTGATGTCGTCCATCAAGTCTTCGTGAGCATCTGTCTCACTATCGGCTTCGATTACTGTCGAGTACGTTGTTGTCCTCGTCCATTCAAATGTGTACTTTGGCATATTTACCTCCATGTGCCTGTTGTTGTTTCGTAGGGAATGAAAACGCATGGCATCGTCTCCCACGTGCCATCGTTGTAGTATGTCTTCGAACCACAACCCACCATGAACTCGATGAACACGAGCATTATGAGATGAATTGCAATTACGAACATAATGAAAATGCCTATGGCTTTGAGTTTTTCGAGTAACATATTATCGTCTCCTCGTGTTGCGTTGTTGTTGTCTACGTTCTAAAAGCCTAGCTTGTTTTTCGGCACGTTTCAACATGATTACGTTGTTGTCGTTCGTTGCTCGTGTTATCAAGCGTTGTAGTCTGTGTTGTTGTCGCATAATTTACCTCCATGCGTATATGTGAAAAAAAACAAAAAAAAAGCAGAGACGCATTATGCGTCTCTGCGTTTGTGTTACTCAGCCTCAGCCATGAAGCGTTGCACGATGTCCACCAACTGAGCCTTGCTCAGTTTTGCGATACCTTGAGGAGCAACGGAAGCCTTCGGCTTTGCTTTCGCAATCGGCTTTGCCTTAGCAAAGTACACGTTCGTGTCACCGAGACTGCCCTTCGCAAGGTCAGCACCGACCTTCGTCCATCGTGCGATGAAGCCCTTCGAAGTGGGCTTCGATTTGGCGACCATGAACTCAGCGTACGCCATTGCTTCAGCAATGGTACACGAGTTGGCGTTGACCATCTCGGTGAGGGACTTCAACGAAGTCCCACGTGCGATGTTGCCTGTTGCGAAAGTGTCGAAGTCGATTTGTGCGTCTGCACGTTTCTTTGATTGTGCCATGATGATTCTCCCATTTGGCTTGTTGAAATCACCAACTATAAAGTCCTTCGGAGTGCGCACGTGTCTGCCTGTGTGAAAAAGCTAAGTCATTGTTTTGATTGACTTTGCGTTTTGCGAAGGTATTGTTTAGGCGTGTATACGTGATTGTTCTAAAACGTGCAGACACGCATATACGAGGAAAATCCCCTTTTTTAGGGGATAAAAACGTAACAAATTCAACGCTTTAGCGTTACCTGCGTCATGTATGTGTCATGTATGTGTATGCAGACGAGGTAAGGGGGGGGTATGCCATCGATTCGGTTTTGGAAATTTGGAGAGTCACCTCCCCACCCCCACAACTTATCGGAGTAATTATTGAAAATGTCTGAAAACGTGGTACAAATAACTTGTAAGACATGTGCAAAGAAGTTTAATACTAGGAAATCACATGAATTTCGTAGAAAGTTCTGTTCACATGAGTGTAGAAAACTAGAAAAAGAAGTAAAGAAAATGAAAGCAGTAGCAAAGAAAGTAGATGAAGTTAAATTAAGTCCTGCTATGTCTGCAAACATACGTGGCGAGATAGCTTCATACGTCAAAGACCAAATAAATCTTGCACATACAGTAGTATTAGGTCATACAGAATGGAATCCTACCCAAGCCAGAGTGTTTGGAATGCTATTAAACAAGGTAGTACCAGACTTAAATGCCAATTTCGTACAGCATGAAGTCAATATGAAGCAACTGACAGACCTATCTAGGGAAGAACTAGAACGAATTGCACAGGGTGTGTCGGAAATAGAAGTACAGGGAGAAGTAATTGAAGATAACAAATAAACAGAAAGACGCAAAACCCTCTAATATAACTTTACAAGAGCTAGGCAAGGCAATGTCACAAATAGATTTAACTTCTGTTCCACCAGAAAAAGTTAAACACGCAGTATTTGACCAGTTCATGCGTATAATGGAAGACACAGTACAGTGTGGCAAGACAGCATACGAGATAAAGCAAAGCAGAAGGCTAAGAAAAAGACTTGGCTAAACTATCTCAGGCAGAAGTCGCCAAGTATCTACTCAAATTAAAAGACTCACAGGAATCTTTCCTTGGCTTTGTACGTTTACAGTACCCAGATTGGGAAC